ATAAATGTTCTTGCGGAAATAATCTCGATAGAGATTATAACGCTAGTCTTAACTTGAAAAACTATAGGTACTCCAAATGGTATCAAAATAATATAATTTCACAATAAAGAAATATATTATATGTAGGGTTCCGTAAACCCGAATTTAAGCCTTTGGAGTATCGTACAAACCTTAGTAGAGTAAATGAATATAGTAATTTACTCAAAAAGGGATACGTTGAAAAAGGAATAAAATTTTATAATTATTTATAAGTTTTAACTTACGGCTGAGCAACGATTAACTAATAAGAATAAAGACATTACAAATCCATATTCTTATTAAAAAAAGTATTGACAATACAAGTACAATATGGTAGAATAAAAAAGAATTAAAATTTAAGGAGAGATTATATGTCATTTGCAGATTTTTTAAGTCAAGAACAAAAGAAACAAGAAGGTTTTAATAACGATAATGTAGAACGTTACACACCTAAACAATCGGTATTACGTTTAGGTAAGCAAAAAGATGGTTCACAAAAAGAGCAAGTATTAGTACGTATTTTACCTGCAACAGATGGAGGGTTTGCTTTTGCTAAAGCATTCCGTACTACTTTCATTAATTATACTAAAAAGAATGGGGAGCAAACAGGTTCTGGGTTAACACTACCTGCTGATAATGGTTCATCAGTACTAGACCCATTCATTAATGACTGGATTGCTAAAAAGGTACAATTTAGTCGATTTCCTAATAAACCCTCATTACGCTACTTTATTCATGTTATTGAGTACGTAAATAATGGTGGTCAATTACAACCGATGAAGGATGAACAGGGAAACTTAAAAGTACAACCTATGGAGATTTCAGGTACTGCATACACTAACATTATTAATGCTCTAGGTGACCCTATGTTAGCACCTAAGACTAACACAGACTTAAGATTTATTGCTCCTGATAATGCATTTATTGTCAATATTCGTAAAGCTAAAAAAGGTGAAATGCAATGGGGCGTTACTGTATACCCTACGGTAGAACTAGGAGCTTTACCTAATAACTGGAAAGACTTAACAAGTGACTTAGATAAGTTAGCTACACCAACAGAAGAACAAAACCCTAACTTTGTTAACTTCTTAATTAATAACGTAAATAACACTGAATTATCCACAGACAACTTCAAGTTTAATCGTGATACAAATAAGTTGGGGGAAGAACCTACACCTAAACAAGAACCAACACAAGCACCAAGTGATAATGATATTGATAATATGATGCCTAGTAACTTAGGAGGTAATGAACCATACCAACCATCATCTAATCCTTTTGATGTAGGTGATTTATCAGAACCTGAGCCATACGAAATGCCACAAAAACCAGTACAGCAACAAGAGCAACCTAAACAACAAGAACAGTATAAGCAAGCACCTACTCAACAAAATAACCAAAGTATGCCACAAGATATTAATTCTATCTTAGGTGACTTAGATATTGACATTTAATCAAAAGGGCTATAAAGCCCTTTTATTATACAATCATAAGATTTTAAGTTAGAAATAAAAGGAGAGATTTTATTGGCTAGAGCTAAAAAAGGACAAGAAGTAGATTTATCACAATTAAATACAATTGATTTAGGTAAGGAAATGGGATTAACATTACTTTCCGATACAAATAAAGCGGATATTAAAAACATTTTACCTACAATGGTTCCACAATATGATAGAATCTTAGGTGGTGGTATTCCTTTAGGACGACTTACCGAGGTTTACGGTTTAAATGCTAGTGGAAAGTCAACATTTGCCGTACACTTATCTCGTATTACTACACAGCTAGGTGTAATTACAGTATGGATTGACATTGAAGGTACTGCCGATAATAGACGTATGGAGCAGTTGGGGGTAGACGTGTCTAAACTATTCTCTATTCAAGCAGGAGAAGGTAGACTTAAAAATACAGTAGAATTATCTATTGAAACCGTAGGTAAGGAGTTAGAATACTGGATTGATACCTTTAATGAAAAATTACCAGGTGTACCGATTCTATTTATTTGGGATTCTTTAGGTGGAACACGTACAGATGAAGAAATTAAAGGAGGCATTGATACTAAGAAGATTGGTGTTAGGGCTTCTAGTGCACAAAAAGTAATCAATGCTATTACACCTAAATTAAATGAAACAAATACAGGTGTTCTTATTATTAACCAAGCTCGTGACAACTTAAATATGTCTAATCCATATGATGACCCTATTAAGTCCACTGGTGGTAGAGCATTTGAACATGCGGCAAGTTTACGTATTAAAGTAAACAAAGGAGCTCAAATTAAACAATCAAAAGCTAGTGGTAAAGACGAGTACTCAGGTCATATTATGCGTATTGAAACTAAAAAGTCTAAACTATCAAGACCTAACCAAAAAGCAGAAGCTCAACTACTATCCGAATGGGAATTAACTGATGGGACATTAATTAATGGTTTAGACCCACAAAATGTTGTATATCAAGAAGCAGTAGAAAAGGGCTTGATTACTAAAGGTGCTTGGAGAAATTATATTACACTTAATGGTGAAGAAATTAAGTTACGTGATGTAGAGTGGGTTCCTAGACTAAAAGAGGATTACGACCTATATTTAGAATTATTTAAGCGTACTTATGTAGAAAATTTCCCTAATGGATACGCACCTCTAGAAAATAAAACAGTAAATGTTACACAACTAGATGAATATCAAGTATTAGAAGATTATTATAACGAGCTAAAAGAAAGTAATGAGGAACAAGCAGTAGAGGAAGATAATAATGAATAACTTAATCGATGATAACATTAAGAAAGTTAAAAGGGCGTTAGTTGATACTAACTCCCTTGATATTGTACCAGAGCCATACCTTGCTATTGCTAGTAAGTTTAGAAAAGTAAAGGAAAAAGGTGAGCCTGTTATTCTAGAAGATGCAGGATTCCCCCATACGAATTCTACTATTATGTATATTGACTATGTTTCTGATAGATGGGTTTTAGGTTACTCTTATACAAAAACAGAAAGACAAAATGTAAAAATACCTCGGACTATTCATTATTCAGACCTCTATGTTACGGATAAGTCTCACAAAGTTAATGTTATTTTTGAAGGAGATAATCCTTATGAATAGATACGTGGTAGACCCTACTATAACAGATTTAGAAAGAGATGTAGATACATTACTAGAAAAGTACAAAAATTTACGGTGGGCATTATATCACCGGTATGCAAGAGCACTATCTAATGGGGCTGAAAGACAGGAACTACAAGAATACATAGATGAGCAATTTATTAAGTTAGTTAAAGAATATAATATTAGAAGTGGCGTAGATTTTCCAGGATACATTAAATCTAAACTTACGTTGAGAGTTAGAAACAGCTATGTAAAGAAAAATAAAAAATATAAAAAAACTGAACTTTTAGGTAATAAAGATAATACAGTAGAGATGCTATCAGAACAGCTAGTTAGTGGTGTTAATGAATCTGATGTGATTAGCTATGTGTTTGAGGGTGTAGACTTTAATGATACACAAAAGCTCTTACTTCACTATTTATTAGATGATGGATTTTATGAAGATTCATCTATAATTAGGTTAGTTTCTGAAGAGCTAGCAGTCCAAAGAAAAGATGTATCTAAAGAGCTAGAGGAACTTAGAACCTATATTAAGTTTAAAATTGATGCGTATCATGAAAACTTTACTAAGAACTTAATGGAGCATGGTAAAGTAAACACAGAAAATACAACATGGGAACTATAAAAGGGTACTTTAAGTACCCTTTTTGTTATATTAAAATTGAATTTATAAAGAAGAAAAAGGAGCTTAAACTATGGCTAAAAAGAATGTAAATGAGCTACTTAAACAAGAAACTGTAGAAGTAGCAAATAAATATTTACAAGTAGTAACACATAGAGATGGTTACACACGTACACATGAAGGAAAATACTCATACAAAGTAGTAGATAAGTCTGGAGAATTATTTATTTTTCCAGTTCAAACAGATGGTTATGGTAAACTACAAGTGATGGTAGAATCACCAATTGCTTACACAGACGGTAATAACATCCACTTTGTAGTGAACACATTGACAGACCCCTACACACAAGCATTTATTCGTACCGAAGAGATTAGTGGCTTAAATAAAGGTAAACAACTTATTCAAGCATTTTTAGCTTTTATTGAGGACCGTTTCCGCTTTGGTATTTATAATATCTTTGTTGTGGATAAAGAAGATGCTAAAGTATTAGCCGATGTTGCGGACACAGATGCAGACGAGGTGGAAGAAGTTAAAGGTCGTGCTTTTGAAGATGTAATCACTAATTATCCAACAGGTAATGCTCGTGAGGACGTACGTCACGCAGACCAAAGCGATGGTATGGGAGATACTTCAGAACCCTCAGCACCTAAAAGTCCTACTGAGGTACAAGTAGAACCTGGTGAAACTTCAGCAGACATTTCAGTAGAATAGGAGAGTAAGTAATGGCTAAAACATTAAAAGTTTACAAAAAAGATAATGGTGAGGTAGTAGGACAAAAAGAAGTAACTGAAGGTACTACTACAGTCACAATTACAGGTCTTGAGGAAGGTACTACGTATGAGGAAGGAACTTTCCAAGTAGCTTTCTCTAATGAGTCTGGAGAGTCTCAAAAAGTAGATGTTCCAGAATTTACTACAACCAACTCAGACACTATATAAAAAGTTAGACTAGGATTAATTTCCTAGTCTTTTTTTATTGACAACGTTTTATCTTTGTGTTATGATTGTTTATGAAATTAAGAAAGGAGATTTTCTATGGAACTTATTTTATTAAGAGGAGCATATGACTATTTAAAGGTTAAGTATGCCATGGAGAACAAAGAAAAGTATGTTGCGGTGGCTTTTGACGATACTTCTGTAGAAACATTAAATGTAATGAGTATGATGAATGTCATTCAAGACTATCTACACATGTATGGTTATAGAGTATCAGAGTACGGTAAAATGAATACTGATGAAGATGTTAAAGGTTACTTATACGAAAGGATTGAGGACTAATGCTTATTATCTATAATAAAAATCATATACAGTCACCAGAAGTTTACAAACACTTAGGGTACGTTGTAGACGGAGACGAATGTACTGTAAAAGATAATCAAGATGCAATTAAAGTAATTAAAGAAGCACAAGATAGGGATATTATGTTAGTAGGGTTTATTTACACAAAAGACCTTGAGTGCTTAACAGAACTAGGTAAAAATATTTATTGGGTATCTAATGTGGGTACTGTACCTACATTATTTAAGCACGTAAACAACAGTAAAACAAAATCTTTGTTAGAGCAAACAGTAGAGTTATTACCAGAAGAGTATAATGTTTTTGATTATACTAAAGAATATATGAAGAAAGCAACTGACTACTATAACTTTAAGAATGATGAATACTTAGAAGAATTAGACATTGATAAAGACCTTATTGACATGTTAGCTAAAAAGTGCTATACTAATGGGGACTTGTATTTTATTTATGAGTTAGACCCTAAACTTAAATTACCTATTGCATATAATATTGCAAGAGATAAAGACAAAGCTATTGTAGTTATAGGGTCACAAACAGCTAGTGATAATGACATGCTCTCTTTCTATGTAAAAGGGTATTATGTAGGTGAAGTAGCAAGTATGTTTAATGCAGAGTATGAGATTGGTAGTAACACCTTTACTGCATTTATCCCTAGTCATATTAATGTAGTAGGTAAAAGCCTAAAAAAATATATGGAGGAATCCGATGTATAAGTCAGTAGAAGAAGTTTATGCAATTGTCTTTGGTGTTTTAGCTAAAGATGAGGGTAAGATTGTTAGTAGTAAATTTAATAAAATTCTAAATGAAATCGGTATTGATAGAGTTTCAGTTAATGACTTAAAAGATATTTCTGAGATGATTCATGAAGATGGTTATTTAAACGGGTTGAAAAATGATGCTATTTTAGGTAAAGTATCATTAAAAGACCTTGAGAGCGTAGAAGGAAAAAAAGTATTTAAAGATAATAACTATTTAGATACAGTTTCTACTTATATAGTAGAGAATGAGAAACGATTATCTAATTTACGTGAATTACGTAAGCACCAAAAAAGTGGTGCTTACATGGAAATGCTTATGGAAGGTCTTAAACAAGATTTAGTTAGAGAACTTAAAGACCCTATTATTGAAGAGCGTGATATTGTATTAGGACATACTGATAAAGAGTTAGTACTACTATTATCAGATTTTCATGTAGGATTCACTTCAAGAGATTTAGATAATAAATATAACTTTGAAGTTCTATCTAACCGGTTAAAGAAATATCTTGACGAAGTACAGACAATTATTTTTGATGCCGATATTGATGATGTAAGTATCTTTTTCGTGGGAGACTTAGTAGAGCACACTAACATGCGTGATGTTAACCAAGCATTTGACACAGAGTTTACTATGAGTGAGCAGATTGCTAAAGGTACTAGACTTTTATTAGATATTATTAAAAATGTATCTGATATGGTAGATGGTACTGTTACGTTTGGTATCGTTGCAGGTAATCATGATAGGTTACAAGGAAATAAAAACCATAAAATCTATAATGATAGTGTAGCATATATTGTTTTAGATTCTCTGCTATGTATGCAAGAGAATGGAGTTATTAATGATGTCAATATTATTGATAATAGGGAAGATATTTATAAGTTCTACCACAAAGTAAAAAACACTAATATCTGTGTAACACATGGAGACTCCTTAAAAGGTAAGGGTAATAATATCAATAAAGTAGAAGTTAAAGAGAACGTAGATGTATTAGTAACAGGTCATGTACATCACTTTAATGCTACACAAGAAGATTTCCATAAAACTCATGTTGTGGCAAGTAGTCCTATTGGATTCAATAATTACTCTAAAGAATTAAACCTATCTAGAACTTCACCTAGCCAACAAATGCTTTTAGTAGATAGTAGTAAAAACTTAACAATTAAAACAGTATTTTTAGATTAGAGGGATTCTATGAGTAATTTATTAATAATTTGTATAGTATATGCTGTAGTGGTAACAATTAATGTAATCACTAAAGTTTTAGAAATATGGTCTTTTGAGAAGCGTAGTGTTGCTATGGGTAAAAGCGCATTTAGTAATTTTGTTTACTATTATGAAATTATCCCGTACACAGTAGGATTGATTACTCTTGTAATCATTTCTTACTATAGTTATATATTACCTAACCCTAATACAGTAGTTCATATTGTTGTATTTACAGGATTAGTAGCTTTTTTCTACTTTTTAGTAGGCGTTATTGCAGTATTTATTATATCAGTAGTAGAGGCAAATATTGTACGTAAGAGAACTAAAGAAAATGAGAGTCAAGACGAATAAGTCTTGACTTTTTTTATTGTGTATGCTAAATTAATAAAGAGAAGTTTAACTGCTATTAAATTCATATACAAATATTGACATAAATGTGTAAATGTGTTGTTTTAGAAGTGCGGTGATAAACAATGATTAAGTATAAGGATGATGAATTATGATAAGTTATAGAGCAGAAATAAAACCAAATAAGCAACAGACAGATGAAATTAATAAAACTATTGATGCATGTAGGAGTGTATACAACAAATTCATTGAAGTTAATAAATTTCGTTATGATAATGGTTTAAAGTTTTTAAACCATAAAAAGTTTAGTGTTTGGTATAACAATGAATTCATTCCAAATAATAAAGACAAGAAATGGACTAAAGAAGTCAATACTAAAGCTACTAAGCAAGCTATGGCAAATGCAGAAAATGCTTATGTCAGATTTTGGAAGTATAATAATGGGTATCCGAACTTTAAGAAAAAACAAAGCAATGGTGCTTATTATTTAATAGGAACAATTAAAGTAGAAAGACACAGAATACAACTACCTAATTTAAAGTGGGTTAAGTTGAAAGAGAAAGGATATATACCAAAAAGTAATGTGAAATCAGCTACTGTAATTAAAGAAAGTAATAGATATTTTGTATCAGTATTAGTTGATGAAGAACCTAAACCTATATTAAAGAAATACCAAACTGAGGGTATTGGAATAGACTTAGGATTAAAAGATACTTTATTTACACCTAAAGGTGTTCATATTACTGATTTAAGGAAAAATAAAAGACTTATTAAGTTAAATAAGTCCTTAAAGCGACAGCAAAGAAATTTATCAAGAAAACAAAAGAAGTCTAATAACTGGCTTAGACAACTGTTAAAAGTACGGAGATTATATAGAAAAATAGCTAATATTAAGAAAGATATTAAACAAAAGAAAGTTTTAGAAATAGTAAGAGAAAACCCGCAGTTTATCACAATTGAAAATTTAAATATTAAAGGGATGATGAAAAATAGAAAACTCTCTAACAGTTTCCAACAAATAGGTTTAGGTTACATTATTGAGTGGCTTAAGTGGAAATGCTATCAGTATGGTATAGAATTAAGACAAGTAGATAGATTTTACCCTTCTAGCCAAATATGTAACTGTTGTGGTCATAAACAAAAAATGCCTTTAAATAAAAGAATTTACAAATGTGAAAATTGTGGTATGATAGAAGATAGAGATATAAATGCAAGTATTAATTTAAAACAAGCAAAAGATTATACCGTTATTGTATAATAAACTAAGAAAGGAAAACTACTAAAAGATAATAACACATATTAAATGTTATATAAATATACGGTGGGCTACATCGGAATTAACGCTCTGGGAGTGGTTTTTAGACCTAGTTGTAGATACAACTAACCACAGTGAAAGGAGAAACTTTCTAAACACATTTAAGTATGTTTTTAGTAGCAGGTGATTTTTTTTATGGATTTTTCATTTACAGGCTTTGAAGATGAGAACATTACAATGCGTATATCGGAAGGCGTATATTATTTTAAAGATGAGCCTATATACTGGGTAGAGCACATCGAAGAGAATTCTGATGAGTACGTTTTTGTATATGACATACATGATAAGAAAGAAGAAAAACCACAAAAAGCATATAGAGTAGAAGAAATATCTAAAACTTTAAAAGGTGGAACTTACTTAAGTAATCGAATAAAAAGCCTTATTCCTATCAAGAAGCAATATAAAAAAGTATATAAAGAACCCTTATTTGTTGCTAATGTTATTCCTAGTGGAATAGGTATAGATACTATTACTGGTAGGAGCGGTAAAGGGTTTTTTGAACGACAACGAGAAGAACGTATTGCAACATCTAAAGGAATAAGTGTAAAAGGCGGGGACTATACAGGAGTGTTTATTACACTAGAAAACGTAAAGTGGAATAAATCGTATATTCCTCTAGAAAGTGTCATAGAGTATTATAAGCAAACTAAAGAAGGTAGGATTAATGTCTGAGATGTTTTATGAACAAGATATTAAAGATTTAATTAGAACTAAGAAACACTTATTCCTTGATGATGAAATTACGAGTAATATAGACGATATTAAGATATTTAATGAGAAAGTAATATGCCAAGGGAAATGTAGAACAGATTGCTTAGTACTAGACCGTAATGGTACAGTTATGGGGATAGAGATAAAAACAGAAAGAGACTCTACACAAAGATTAAATAAACAACTGTATTACTATAGTCTAGTCTGTAAATATGTTTATGTATTTTGCCATGACAAACATGTACCTAAGGTAGAAAAGATACTCAAAGAACATAAACATGACCATGTAGGAATCATTAGTTATATCAACTTCAGGAACAAACCTACAGTAGGTAAGTACAAACAAGCAACACCATCACCTTTCAGAAGCCCTTACCATACTTTAAATATATTATGGAAGTACTCTTTACTAACTATGTTAAGAATCATTAGAGACTACCCTAAATATTATAATAAAAATGCAATACATACATTTAATAAAAATGGACATCAAAATGAGTTAGCTACTAAGGGTACACAGTCTTTAAGAATGAAGAAGCCTGCTATCATTAATCAAATTATTGGTTTTATAGGAGTAGAAAAAACATATCAGTTATTTTGTAGATGTGTGATATATGGGTATGATAATAGATGGCAACTTATTGATGAATCGTTTTTTGATGTAGTTAAGAATGGGGTGATTGGTATATATGAAGAAGAAAGATAAACCAAAAAGAATATGGCACCAACCTGTTAACTTTGCTCCTACAAACAACCTAGCAGGAGCAAACCCTACATTTTTTCCTAAAAAGAGACAACGAGCTAAAGAGACAAAAGGTTATGAGTACCGTATTCAGCTTATTAAAAAGTTTGAGAATGTCTCAAATTCAGATGTTAGTATGCAAAAAAAATATATATTAAATCTTATTAGTCGAGACTTGCATTTACCTGAAAAATATATTACACTAAAACAGAAAGGTACTAAAAAAGAAACCATAATGTGTACAGATAGAGTATATTATGTGTACCGTTCTAAAAAATTAATTGGTAAGTGCTCAATTAGAGAGCAAAGAACATTTAAAAATACTCATTTAATTTTTATATTTAAACTAAGGAAAAGGAAGATAAACTAAATGGAAATGATTAATAAAGAAACCGCTATTAGTATGTCTACATTACTTAAAAAATTAAAAAAAGGACCTACTATTGTAGGTGCAGGATATGGCTCCGAGCTATTCCCTTATCAGCTATTAGTAGAGCCTTATATAGAGGTAGAGGAATCTGAGGATGGGTTTTTGAAAGTGTACAATAAAGTATTTGTTCCTTCTCATAAAGTAACAGAGTTTAATAATTTCAGTATTGTATTGGAAAATGCTATGTTAGGCTACACTACTAAATTACAAAAGCAAAATAAAAATACTTTTGATATTATGACTTCTTATAAGGAAGATAAAGATATTCACGAGTATGCTATTTCTAGTGTATTTGACAGTCCTACTATTACTAAGTCTTCTTTTACAATTAGTAAAAAGAAGTTTACTGTGTATAAACTTACAGAAACACAAGTTACATCCTTAGACTTTAAAGACTTTACACATACACTATATTTAGTAGTACCGGAAGATGATGGCTTTCCTAAAGGTAGACTAAGTAAGACAGAAACACAACACTTTCTTAATCTATTCTCAGATACTAAAGTGATACCAGAAACAATTAACGCTGTATCTTCTTCAAGAAGTAATGTAAGTTTTGATATGTACGAACCTAATGGATTTATTCTTATTTTCAAAGCTAACATTTATGAATTAGGCTCTAAAAACCACAATGTCTCTTTTCACAAAGACCTTATTAAAGGTAGTACTCTAGGTAATAACACTATTACAATACATTTGAAGAATTCACATGAATTACAGTTATTTTGGTAATATTTAGTCCAGTTCTATTATTTTTATATATAACAAAATAGTTAATAAAAATAATGACAAGTAGTGTAGTATAAAAAAGTAACAGTAAAATATTGAAAAATATTTTTATAATTTATATTCATTTTGAAAATAATTACCATAGAAATTTACTACTAGATAGTTAATAGTTTATTTCTATGGTTTTTTAAAAATAAAATTTAGGAAAAATAGTGATATATTAAGTATGAAATACCCTTTGAAACCTTATTCTAAAAGGGTTATAGTAGTTTAATATAAAGTGTTTCAATATTAGTTTAACTTATTATATTAATAAAGGAAGATACATAAATATGGCTAGAAAAAAGATGAGAAATAAAAACGATAAGACTCTAAAAGTTGTACCCGAGAAGAAAAGTATTCTTGTAGAGTTATACGAGAATAAACTTCTACGTACAAAAGTAGATAATGCAATTGATGAGGACCTAGGTTATGACTACATCATAGAACTATGTAAAGAGTATGGGTTAGAATTATCTAAGTCTGCTATTAGTAGATATAAAACTAAACGTAGAGAAGCTATTCAAAATGGTTGGGACTTAGGGGAATATATTGATGGAAGAAAGAAAAATAATGTTTCTTCTATTGAAGATAAAGAAGTAGATGTATCTAGTAAAGTAAACCCTTCACATCCATTTGAAGTAGCTAAGAAAAAAACACAAGATATTTATGATGATATTGAGGTTCTTGATAATATTATCCAAGCAGGTGCTTTAGGATTACAATACGTAGATACTGTAGACCCTGCTCTAGCTATTAAGGCTATGGAAACTAAACATAAAATTACAAATGGACAGTTACAAGGAATGAGCCTTATTGGTATGCGTGAGCTTTTAGTTAAACAAAACGCCCGAGATACCGCAATAACTCAAGTTATTCTAGAGTACATCCCAGAAGAAAAACATGAGGAAGTTATGGAGCGTTTAGAAGAAACAGAAAAAGAATTCTATGAAAACTTAGACCTAGATGAAGAAGATATGAAGTTAAAACAAGCATTGGATAGAGTAGGATACTCTATTTAGAATAGGAGAAGTATATGGTAGAAGAAATAGTATTTAAACAGTTAGAAGAGGCACAACCTATTAAAGAATTAAGTACAATTATTAGATATTTAGAAGAAGGTAAAGTTCTATTGGTTAAACAAGAAAACCAAGGAGATATTATTGTAAAACTTACAAGTAACAGTACAAATGGACATAAAATGACTTATATTAGCAGAGATATTAAAGAAGAGTCGAGCTACTATAAAAGACATTGGGCGCCTTTTGATATTAGTATTAATGCTTTTATTGCTTTTGATGTTTACTTAGCAGAAGATGTTAATAAGTATAATTATAATAATAAGTTTAATATTAAGGATATTGTAGAATTTGTAGCAGGAGATAGTAAGGACATTGCTTATGTGCATGATGTATTTACTGATGGCAGTAAGTTTCTATACAGCTTAACAGGGGAAGAAAGATTATTTGAAGAATATGAATTACGTAAAGTTAATCGTTGACAAAGTATATGAGTTATGGTAAAGTATGTATATACTTATTAAAGGAGAGATTATAATGATTATTTACTTAAATGAGGAAGAGAAAAATTTAGTAGGAGGTAAAAAGTATACTCCCCTAGAAGCTAAATTTAGAACTAAGAAAGAAAAAGATATTGTAGAGATGTATCGTAAAGGGCATCCTGTTACTGATATTTGCAATGTACATAATATTAGTATGGGATTACTATATACTGTAATTAACAACCATAAATTAGGTAAACGCAATATTACGAAAAACCTACAAAAGAAAATTTCACATGTTTTAAATAATAAAGAAAAACTAGAAAACTTGTTGAATGATTATGGTAAGTTAACAAATAAAGATATTTACCATAAGTACCAAATTCATAAAAACGGACTATATTATATCTTAGATTTATATAATATTGATAGAAAACAAGGTACTAAAGAAGAGGTATTATCAGATAGTATTGTAATTGAAGAGTAAGGTGCTGATAGTATGAATTATCAAGAAAGACTACGAGAAATTAGAAAAAATAGTACACAAAAAAAAGCTAGGACTAGCAAAAACTACACTTTAAGTGAGCTAGAAGTATCCCTATTTGATAAAGATAGTGATGTTATTAGTCCTTTTACAAGTGTAACTAAAGATGATATTATTAAAGGTAATGAATTATTTATTGCTTCTTTACCTAATGATATAACACTTGAAGATGGGACTACTTTAGAGAAAGGACAATATATTGGTAATAGTATAGGTAGACTAGCAGATATGGAGAAACTAGAGGACTCAGGTATATATTCTAAAAGTCTTTATGAAAACGGACATAGAATTAACTTACTTGCAGTTATCAAAAATCCTAAGTCTGTATATACACAAAAAGATTTAGTATTAGATGTTAAAAATAAAACTGAGGTTAAAGATATAACAACTAAAAGTGCTTTTGTAATATCTAAACAAAAGGTAGATTACCTAGAGCTTGTAGATACCTACTATTTTGATAAGCTCATAGATGATGTCCTTAAAAATTATAATAACTTATCTAATCCTAATAACTTACTTAAGAGATATATTAAAAATAAAAAAACTTTAAGTGAGGGTAAAAGAATGATTTATTGTCCTTTACTAGATGAATGTTTAGCTATAGTAGGTGACTCTAATGAGTAGTAAGAAGTGGTTATTTTATATCATAGTATTAGCTGTGTTAACAAGTGCTGTGTTTGCATACTCGTGGACTTCTATATACTATGAGAAAAACACGTATGAATCTGGTGTAGTACAAGACAGTGAAGTAAATAACACAAAGAATAATGGTGACGTAGAGTATGTTACAACAGTAACACTAAAAAAAGATACGGATAAAAAAGCTACCTTTATGAATGATTTACCTAACTTCTTACCTGGTAGGATAGATAATAAAACAATAGATAAGAGTTTCTATAAATCTAGTGATTTTCGTGAAGGAGAGAGATTCAAGCTCTACAGAATATACACAAAAGATAGCAATGGTGAAGTAATTCATAAATACCGTTTTGAAAAGGAAGTAGATAAATAGTGGCTCCGCTAACTATATCAATTGTAGTAGGTATCTGTATTGTATACTATTTATTGGAGAAAGATTAGGTCAAGAAAACACTTGACCTTTTTTATTTGTCTATATATAATAATGAGTAGAGGTGATAGATGTGGGAAATTTAAAAACATTTTATGAGGAAGTCAGACATTTGGAAAATAGAAATATTGCTAAAGACCAAGTAATATTAGAGGCAATGGAGACATATAGTAGATTAAGAGGAACATTAACAAATAGGCAATTAAGTATTGACATCTTTTTAAATTATGGTATAGTAGAATATATGAAGTATAAAAAACATTTACGTAGGTTACAAAAGTGTGTTTTAAATACATATACGGAAGGAGAATAACTATGATTAAAGAAAAGTTTTATAATGAATTGAGTTACTACAGAGATGGACATAAAGATTTGGAAAGTATGTTTGAGTTAGCATTAGAGTATATTAACAAGTTAGAAGAAGAGGAACAAGCAATAGCTGAGTATGAAGAGACTATCGATGAGAATTTAGAAGATGCTATTGATACAATTGAAAGCCAGTTAGAGATTATCAAAGATTTGGTTAAATGGACGTAATTTGATGAGTAGTTTTGATGAATTCCTCAAGAAAGAGATTAAAAAAGTTAAAAAACCGTATAGTAAACAAAAGAAGAAAGTAGAAACACCTATAGAAGAAGTACAAGAAAAGTTAGCTAAAATTAGAAGTAAATCAAATTATATGGACTTAGGTAGGAGGTATAATAAATGAAATCATACACAAGCAAAAGAGTATCTGCTAGTATTGAGGAAATGAAGCAACACAAAGACTTTAGATTATTATTTGGGTTTGATGATGTAACTTTGTATCTACTTAGTGAACAAGAAAATGCTAAAACATTCCCAATGGATAAGAAAGAACTAGATAAAGTAGAGAAGAAATATTCTAAAGAGAAGTTCTTCACATACTTATAAAGAGGTGAATTTATGTTAGTAGCGTTAGTAGGTATTTGGTCTTTACTATTTATATGTGTAGTATTAAATATCAAATTAAATAATATTTTCGTTATAGGAGATTACGTAGAGTTTAAGGACAGGGTTGTAGCAACAGTATTTTTCTTATTCTTAAGTTTAACTATGGTTATTGGATTATTAATTATATTCAAAGGAGTATATGGACAATGGTAAAAGAGAATATTAAAGAACTTTTAGGATGTATCTGTAATTGTGTAGATTCCTTTATGCCAACAGGAAAAAGTTACGTAATTTATACTGATAATAAAGTGATTGTTAAGCACAAGGGTAGTATTGTTGTAATTATTGAAGATGATGTAGTATATGGTAATGTCTCTCAACTAAAAACTGGTACTATAGAGAAGCAAACATTATACACTTTAGTTAAAGCACTTCAATATTTAGTAAGTTTAGATTATCGTGAAAGAGAAGATGTAAATATTTAAAAAAGTTTAGGGAATCTGTTGACATTCAGATTCCCTTTTGTTATACTTTAATTAAGATAAGAAAAGGAGTTGTTTATTATGAAAAAAGTATTTATTGCAGGAAGTTTAGGTTTAATGCTATTCGTGGGTGGTTGTGGTAATCAGCCAACACACCATCAAGAAGTAACTTTAGAAGACAGAGACACACAAACTGAAGAAGTAAAAGCACAAGATAATAATAGTAATCAAACAGCAGAGTTTAATGGAGAAGTTAATCCAAATGGTAACGGAGCTCCACAACATGTTACGAATACACCTAGTGGAGATAAAGAAGTAACAGAGTTATTTGAGAAAGATTTTCAAGATATTGCAGACCAAACTGCTACCCTAAGAGGCTCTATTGATGGGTTTATAAGCTCTGAAACAAATATTAAAGCAGGAACTTCTGTGTTAAAGGCAAATAGAATTGTAGACCATGTAGATGCACTTTATGACACTACAGAAGACGAGACAATTATTAAAGGACAACTACAACAAATGGCTGACTTATATAAGAAATCAGCGGACAACCTTGAGAGATATGAAGACACTTTAGATGAGCAATACTTAAATAGAGGTAAAGAACAATATCAACAAGCATATGATTTAGAAATTCAAGCTAAGCAAGGTACTAATATAATTTAGGGGGAATAAACAATGAAATTTAAAAAATTACAAAAATCACCAGAAGAACTAATTATAAATTCTAAAGCTGTGACAGGCTCAACATTAGTATATGGGGATAAGATTTACTATAAATCAAAGAAAGACAAAGTAGATGTACTAGCACCCTTAGATATGTTTTATGATATAAAATATGTGCTTAATAATACTACTGCATCTATTATTTTATTTAGAGCTTTATGTGGACACCCTAAATTAACAAAATTTAAAGGAGACTACAAAGAAGTATTATATAAAATTAATGAAGAAAAAGTAAAATTCAATAACTTAGATTATGAGTACTTTTACAATGACCAAGTAAAACTTGATTCACAAGAAGAACAAGAAAAACTAACCAACTTTCTTTCACTTCCTTTAAATGAGAAAATCCAGTACAAATCAGTAAGACGCAGAGAGCACGTACGAGACTCACATAGCTATCAAAATATGTATTCTTATCCTTGGGTTGTTAATAGGTACTCTACTGAAGAGAAAGCTAAACTCAAAGAACTATATACTAGTGTAGGGTCTACTCTATCTGATATTGTATTTGATAATTTATATTCTAATGGTAAAGGTCATATGTATGATAAAGATAATATGACATTATTAAAGTTAATAGGAATGTTTGAACCTCAATCATACAATGGTAATAGTTATTATGTTAAAGTAAAATATTTTAGAGACTTAGAAGATATTCTGCCAGAAACTAAAATTAAAGAATCACACCTAAATACTAAGACTGGAGACTTATATATTAAAGTAGATGGTGCTTACTCATACAGCTTCTCTATGAACATATATAAAGAAGAGTATACCAAGGAATACTATAAACAAGGCTTAACTTTTAAAACATTAGTAGAGGCAATAAAGATACACTATATTAAATATAGTTCTATGACAAACAATGTATTATCACAACTTAACAATGACATAGTAAAAAGCGTTTTAGTATTAGATAGAATTATTAATTCTCCTTATACTGAGCTATTTGACAATGTGTCTAACTATATAACTATACCTAAAACAAAAAAGTGGAAACTACAAGATTTATTAGGTATTTCTAAACAACAGCTAGAAAAATTAAATGAGTACAATAAGCATGAACAACGCAATTATATTATGATGGTAGATATATTAAAAACATATTATAAAGCACTTTACACAGAAGAAAACTTAAATAAGTTAAATGATACCACATTTTTAATGTTAAACCATAATCACTCTATCGTATATGTACTTAGAGAATTGAGCAAATACTATAGTATTAGTTTCTCACAATTAAAAAAGATAGTAGAATACGTGGATGTAGATGCTCATGAAAGACAATGTATTGGGAATGTTAAATATACTTATATTGATTATATAAGAATCTATCAAAGGCTAGTTAGTGCGGGATACAGAACTTTAGACAGTATTAATTTCACACCATTTTCTTTAAAGTTAGAACATGATATTATATCTCATGAATATGTAATGTTGAAAGACGATGTTGATGACTCGATATTAGAAAGTAAATATGACTCAACTTATGATGTCATCACAAAGAAAAAATATAAGTACAATGGTGAGAATATTGTATTCCTTCCTGCAGACTCTAAAGATAAACTAAAGGATGAGGGTAAGAGTTTATCTCATTGCGTTGGTGGATATACATCTAGAATTATAGAAGGTAAATGCGTAATATTCCTTGCTCGTAAAGAAAAAAATATTGATGAGTCATGGTTTACAGTTGAAATTAGAAAGACTGTTAATGGTTTAGTCTTAGGGCAACAACAGTCTATTAATAAATATAAGTTGCCACCTGAATTAAAAGAACAACTAGAAAAAGATATTAGAAAGATTAATGCAAAGCATCAAGATGAATTACAGAAAGCCTCTTGACAGAGGTTCTTCTGTAGTATATAATAAGGGGGAATTATATGAGGTCTAGGGAGTATTATGAAAATAAAGCTAAAAAGAAGATTACTAGGATTTTCAAAAAGCAAATAAAAAGAAAATACAAGGAAGAAACTAAAAAAGGTAAATTTACAACATTTACTTACAAAGAAATTGAAATAGAAAGCGCATATGGAAATTTGTATTTATTTAGTATTCATAGAGAATTATTACTAGATTGTTTTATTAAAGCATTGGAAGAGCTGAACACCAAGTATAACATATCTTATAATACCGATACATGGTATTTTACAATAAAAAGTAAAAAGATTAATAAAAAATATAAGGAGTGTGTATCTTAATGAAACACGTAGAATTAAGAGAAGATGAATTAGGAAATCAATATATTTTCTTCCATAAGAGTGATGTAGAACCAAAATATGCTGTTCCATGCTTAGACTTAAATAAAGGGACTTTAGGTATGGTAGAAAAGATAGATATTGCAGAAGTATTTCCATTGTTAGTAGGACACATTGACACAAATGATTTGAAAAAATATATTTAGGGAAGAATTTTATAAGTAATCTAGACTTAGGTGTTGACATTAACCTAAGTCTTTTGTATAATTAAGATATAGATAAGGAGGAATTAATTATGAATAAGAATCTAAAGGTAGTACTAGGAGTTGTTATTTTATTGTTTGTCTTGGTGAGTTGTGTTAGAACACTATCTACTCCCGATTATGTAGGAGAATGGGAATCTATAGAAGACGGATATGCACATGAATGGGTTGAGTTTACCAAAGATAAAATGATAGTTAGTGGTAAAGAATATGACATTGAAGCGGAAGAAAAGGGAGAGTCCTCACGCATTAAAGTAAAAGATGTTAACGGAGATGTGCAAATTGACCTTATTATTGCTTTTAAAGATAAGGATAATGCAACTGTGTATGCGGAAAGTACATTTAGTGATGCACAGGTATTTGACATCGTAAGAAAGTAGGTTATGTTATGGACTATGTAAACCAGAAAGGAATTGTAAAAGAGAGTCAAGTCAATTTAACTAAACATGCTTTTGAAAGATACCAACTTAGATTCGGTAAACATACTAGAGAACAAGCTATAAGTTGGATTACAATGGCTTTAAATAACGCTACTTACTTATCTAATGCTAATGGTAGGTCTACTTATGAGTATGATAATGCTAGAATAGTTGTAGATAAACATATGAATGTTATTACTATTATGAAAGAAGAGCTTGACTGGAACTCTATTAAAGATACAAGAAGTGATATAGAAGAGTTTATTATAAAGAAGCTAAGAAAAGAAGTAAAACCTTTTTTAAGGGTAGATAAAGAGTTACAAATCTCTATCTATGAAAAAGAAATTAATAAGTTAAAGACTAATAATCCTACAACTAAAGAATATATTCAAAAAGATATTGACGAACTACTCAATAACAAGGAAAATAACATTACTAAGATTCAAGGAATTATTAGAACTGCTAAAAAGTATTACGTAAAACCAAATGATATAGTAAAAAACTTAGAAAGCTATGAGGTGTAGGTTATGGAAATTAAATTGAATAAAGAAGAAAAGGGTTTGTTAGGTATTAAAACTAGAAATCATTTAGATAGTAGTAAACAACCTAAGAATGGTTGGAGAACAATTCCATTCAATGGATATTATGAGGCTCATCCTAGTGGGTTAATTAGAAATAAGTATAGTAAGAAACTTATTAAAGGTACTCAAACACGTAAATATAATAAGTTTACTAGCCAAGAGATTGTATATCTATTAGTTCCTAAAAAAACAACTTATTCTAGAGCTAAAATTATTGCAAGTACCTTTCCAGAAAAGATTAGTCAGTCTAAAGGAGATTTAAGCAATGGTTATGTTTGTTTTAAAGATGGGGATAGAACTAATTGTAATGTAAAAAACTTATTTATTGGTAAAGGGAAATTACGAAATGCTGTATATAAGGTAAATAACTCCTTTATGACAAATAAGGACATTGTTAACTTCGTAAACAGTTTAACTAATGATAGTATTGGTAATAGTTTTAAACATATATTAGACAAAACTGAGTGTATTAGGGAAAGTAAAGACTATACTATTATTAAAAAAGGTAAAAGAATTAGTATTCTTAAGTCAGATAGCAGTTTATTTAGTTTTGTAGTAGAAAGAAAACCAATTGAAAGAGGTAGAGTATAATGGGAACTTTAATTTTAATTTTACAATGGATTGGTCTAATATTATTATTAGGAGTACTACAAATTTTTTCTATTAAGAGCGTGAATCGTATTGATGATATAAAATACTACTTATTATCTTGTTTTACATTCATTGTAATTTTCTTCCTAGTAGAAAGTATGGCAGGGTACACAGAATATTTAATGTTTGTTATTTTATTTATCATTCTTATTAATACAATCCAAAGTAAGAAAGTAAAGTAAGGATAGGTAAATGTAAAAAAGGTAAATAAAAAAAACTTAGACTTAGGTACTTATATTAACCTAAGTCTTTTGTATAATTAAAGTATAGATAAGGAGGAATTAATTATGTATGAACAAATCATTAATAAGTGGTTTAGGTTACTAGTTGATGGTATTCATAGATATGATGATACAATCCGTATTGAAGATATTTATAAGTTAGTAGAGGATATGGATTCTATGGATATAGTTAATGCTTACTACATGAAAGGCAATACAGAGTATTGGGTAGCAGATTGGGCAGATAGTAAGAGTGAAACTAGCATTGAAAATATCTTAAAAAATAGAGGACTAGAGTATTCTTTTAAATCAGAACCAGAGTATAATGCTTACTTAGTTACCTTAAATAAAAACATAGTTAGAATAAAGGAATACTATGATATAATTATTTTAGAAATTCTAAAGGATAATAACATAGTAGAAACGATTACTATGAATGATTATAATAGAGTTTCTTTATACTTAGATACATTAATAAAGGAAAAGAAGAAGTAGAAAGATAGCTATAAGAATAGAATTTAGAACTATTGTAAAGAAAGTAATTAGAAATAAATAAGTGAATACATAGAGGTATAAGAGGGAGTAGAGAAGAAGTAAATATAGATACCTTATAAGCAATGTAAATAACTATACAATAGGTAATAGGTAATGTAATAGACAATAAGAACTATTAGGTAATATAAATAAGAAACAAAGAGAACTAATAGTAAATAACGTAAATAAGTATACAGTAGACAGTAACAATAAATAAGAAATAAGTAACAGTAAATAACAATGCAATAGACAAAGAAACGGATAATATAAACCCCAGAACTTTTTCGTCCCTCTGCCTCGTCCTACTTAATGTAGTATCCGGTAATATTATATTTGAAATATAGATATTTATTATATTTTAACTACTATATAATGATTACTATTCTAGACTTAATATATAGTAATATACTAGTTATCTACCTTAATGTATTAGTTATTTATACTAATCGGGTACTATCAATGATTTACCCTACATTTATATAGTATTACTTATATATCTACTCTTATATGATTTCAGCTTCTTCAGTTTCAGTTCAATTTATTTACTCAAAGGTATTGCTATTTAATGCTGTACATGTTATACTTTATATATACTAATAAAGGAAGTGGTAATTATGATTACAATTAAAGATATTATTGAGTTTGTTGAAGAGAACGGGGAGTATGAAAAATTGGAGTTCTTAACTGATATTTATAAGCATACTTATACCTATACTGTAGATAACTATACTGTTTATTATGTAACGATTGATAAGGTTTTTTCCTCTAACTTAGTCCTATATAAGAATGATGTAATGGTAAATAACTCCTATATCCATAGCAGAGCTTTCTGTGCTGACGTTGAGTTAGATAAGCTACTTAATAAGTCTAATAGTGTACTTGAGGTTATTGACTACTATTATAATAAGCGTATGAAAGAAGTTTCTAAAGAGAATGAGAAGAAGCGGTTTTTAAATAAATTCATGAGTAGAGATAATTAATAAGGAGGATAATAAGTTATGGTTAGTATTAGAGCTGTTATAAACTACATTGTAGCAAATGGAGTAGAAAGAGTTGAAGAATCTAAGGTATCTCATATACTAGACTTGGGTAATGGTTATAGTATCGAATACATTATTCCCATTAGAATGGTCTATCATGAGGGTATTACTATACGTAAAAGAGGCTTTATTCAAGAGTTTAAAGGGGATGCTATTGATTATTTAAATGCTCAATTGAAGAAAGAAAATAACATTTACGAAGTCATTGACTTTTATGAGTCAGAGTCTATTAGAAAGGAATTTAATAGACAGTTAGAATTAGAGGAAGTAGAAAAATTTATGGGTAGACGAGAATAAAGTATTGTAACTATATTTACTCAAAGGTATTGCTATTTAATACCGTGCATGCTATAATGTATATAGTAGTAATGTTGGTATATATCTATGAGATATTGAAAGATGATATTGACAATCACATTATTAATTATAGATAGTATAAAGGAGGAATTATAAATGAATTATAAAGAAGTATTAGAGGTTATTAAAAATAATAAACCATGTAAGGTTAGATTTACTGGTAGTACTTTGTTCCTTGCTAATAAGGAATTTAATGTAGATACTGATAAAGGTATATTACAGATTGGTGTATCTAGTATTAATACAGACGACTATATTAAATTACAGCGGTATTGTTTAGAAAGAGATGAGTATACCGTAGAAGGTGCTATTTTATTTTAAGGAGGTATATGTATGGATTATAGAGATTTTATTACTGATTGTATTAGTGGTGGTTATAGTGTGTATATTAAAGTTACTGATAATAGAGTTCATGTTATTTCAGAAATGGAATCAGTATCCTATCCAAAGAAAGAAATTAATTTATATAACTTAAAATCTTACGTTTATTATATGAGTAACTTTGGAAGTCCTATTACAATGGAGGGATTATAATGAATAGGGTTAAACTATTAAAATTAATAGAGAATATGGCAGATATAAATAATATTGAAATTACAAGTGTAAACTTTTATCCAGAAGCACTAGATATTAACAATAAAGCTAAGATTTGTATGGGTAGTAATTATGTAGTTCATAAAGTAAATGAGGGCGGTGGTAAAAGATGCTTTACTGTAGGTGAGATGTTAGATGAAGTTTTAGAGTTACTTAAACCTTCTTTTAGCAAGGGTGATTATATCACTAAAGGGGCACAATCCGGATTACTTATTAAGATAGGAGTAGATTCTTACAATATTCTAAATGATGACAATGAAACTATCTATTATTATCCCATCTCGTTAAAAGAGTTAGAATATATGGGATGGAGAAAGAGGGATTAGCTATGATAAGTTCAAGTCATGCTAAGTACCTATCAGAGATGTATAAAAATAGTGTACATCATGAAACTATAGATAGTATTGTAGAAGATGTATTAGATAATATTAATGATGGTATTATTGAAGAAGCTATGAGAGGGAATACAAGTTATCAATATGTTCTTAGGGATTTAAGAGTAGATAATGAAGTAGAAGATAGAGTTATAGAAGAACTTACTATCTCAGGGTATAGTGTAAACTATGTTAGTAATAGCACAGAGTATCCTTTTATATCCATAGATAATTTAGCAGGACTAGATTACTTAGAGATTAAATGGTAAAATAAAGGGTTACTCTATGGTGTTACATTAGAATGATTCTAATCTAGGATTTTAATCTTTAAACCCTAGGAAAAGTAGTACTAAAATATAGAATCCCTTAGGTATGGGATTCTTATTTTCAAATTTATGAAAAAGTATATAGTATCTCCTAGAGGAAAGTTTTAATGTACTTAAAATAGCCAATTACTTATTATCATTTAGGGGTATCTAATTGATAATATTGAAAGATACCCGCTTCTAGTACAAATATACGAACAATAAATAAATTTACTATATACAGTATTTGATACACTTAATATGTACTTATAAGGAGGTGGGTATTATGCTTACTAGAAGAAGGGTAAAAGATATTCAAAATAATATTAAAGAAAAAATAAACGTAGGACATAGTATAGAGTTAAAGGAAGAACAAGAACATTATAGAAGATTGAATACTGATACTTATACCATACATGAATTAGATAAGATTATAGAAGAGCATTTAAATAATCTAGAAGATATATCTGTAAATGATTTGAGGATAGATTCTATTTGGTTAGGTACTATTGGTATATACTATTACCCAATCGGTCAAAGTATGCAAGAGCAGATATATAGTATAAGAGAACTTAAATATATGAAAAAAAAATTTAAGAAACTAGGATTTAAAGCACAAATATCAAATAGCGATGTGGGATTCACACCTTACATTTATTTAAGATTAATATGGTATATATAAGGAGGTATATTAGGAGTCTATATAAATAGGTGTAGGAAGCGGGTATTTCCTATTTTTTCCTTGACATTCATTATGGTTTATTATATATTAGTATATAAGGAGGAATTAATTATGAAATTAAAAAAAGAACCACAAAATATAGATAGATAAGTAGACTTATAACCGCTTCTGTTGTTGAAGCGGTTTTATTATACTCTATTATAGTCTAATTCTTTCATATTTAACGTATACAGGGTTTTAAATGTATCTAGGTATATTTATACCAAAAAGTACTATCGTTTGTTATACGCCGTCTATGAAGCATATAGAGGGTATTATATTTCATTAAGTGTAGTGTCAGCTTTCAGGATAATTTTCTTTTCTAGGTAGGTTTATACCTAAAAAGTATTCTTGTTGGGTGACTTATTTATACATATAGTATATATACTATATGTATACTTTTATAATTTTTTTATTCCATGTAACTCCTATTAGTTACAGAGTTGTAGAGTAAATAATTGAAAATAGTGATTGACATTATATAAGGTATGGTCTATAATCAGTAATAGTAGTTATTACTGTATAATATTGGAGTGTTGGTTATGGTTAGTAGTATTATAGGACTTATTTTAGTAGGGATAATTAGCGTAGGTTTAGTAAGTGTGCTACTGTTTATGTGGTATGTAGCAATTTATACTAAAGATAAAGTATTACTTTCGGTTGCTATATTACTAACAGTTATTCTTGGATTAATTGGTATAGGTTCTGTACTCAATTACTTTGGATTATAGGAGGTGAGACTGTGGTTATATTTATATTGCATATTATTACGATTATTATCCTAGTAGTATGTTTTTGGGTACTTCTTTCTTCTAGTAGTCCTTTACATTTCTTAGCATCTGTATTTGTGTATATTACTATTATCAATATAGTAGGTATGTTAGATATAAGTAAGTATATTTTAAATGTAATAGGATTCTTCATAATGGCTGTTGGGTTATTGATTCTTTTAATGAGAACAAGGATATATAGGTAGTATTTATCCTAGAAAGTAGAATGAGTGTCAGAAGCGGAGTTTATAAGAGCTGAGGAGGTATGTAAGTAGGAAGCGGTTAAGTATTTCCGCTTCTTTTTTGTTGACAGAGGTTAGGGTAAGTAGTATAATGTATGTAGAGGTGATAAGGTATGAAAGTAATAATTAAAGATGTAGAGCTAAGTGAAAATTGTATTGTGTTTAATTCTGTTATTGATGACTTTGGTATCATAATTAACCATGATTATGGGTATAATGTACTATGCATTAATAGAGATGAGTCATCGTATGATGATGTAGGAGAAAACTACCTTGTGTATAGTAACCCACTAACTATTGGTGAACTCAATCGTGATAATAAATCAGTACCTAGTATTTCAATAGTATAAGAAAAATTTATCACTTATTATAAGAAATAACTATCACATTAACTTGACATATGAGTAAAAGTATGTTACATTATATATGTAAGGAAAATAGAATAAAGACCTGAAGAGGATATGTGCAGTCAGTAGCATATCGGAATAGGGACAATTGATGAGGTGGTAGTGAGCCTCGAGCAACTGACATGAAACTCACAGGGCGGGTATAAGATTGCAATGCTTATACTTTGTAGTAATAGATACACTATTACTTCTACCATAGTTGGTGATGGCTACCAGTGCAACAAAGGTCAGGGTGGACTCATAGATTCTTAGAATCGGGGTAGCATTTACCTATTAAGTTAGGTTACACGGATATGAGTGTGTGTAAAGATGTTAACAAAATGATACTAAACCAAGCCTATACTGAAAAAGTATAGATTAAATTCTCTAGTATTAATAGTATACTTGTTATACTAGGGGGTTTAATCTACCCAGAACCTTCCTGAAATATACTATATACTATTATTAATAATAAACTTCTTTATAATACTACTAATTACTTCTCACTTATATATATATATATATTACTTACCTTTATATACTTCTTATACAACTTCTTTATAATAACTTATTTCTTATACAATACCAACCATACTATACAGAATTACTTATAACTATACACTATACTATTATACTTAAGGATAAGTATATACTTTTTTAAGCATAATAAATACCGCTTCTAGTAATTAACTATTGAAGCGGTTAATGAGACTTCTATTCTATTTCATAATAATAGTAATATAAAGAATAGCAAAATTGTCCTTTATGGTTACCTAGTACTACTATAAGTTTTTTATCTACATTAATTTCACGTAGTAAGTATGACTCTATTCCTGCAGATATGCTATCTACATCTTCAGAGAAACCTTCCATAATAATAAACTCATCAGCACGTATTCCTCCTAAATATCCGTCTTTCTTTTTTATAGTAAAATTATTCATAGGATGAAAATCTAATAGTACATCTAAATCTTTTAGGTTATTGCGCATTGTGTATTCATAACTTTTAGATAATACTTCTTCAATATTGTTCTCATTAAGTTCTACATTTAGTATATTAATAGATTCTTTATTTAATCTATCAATAAATGTAAGTTTACCTTGTTCTATTAAAGGCATATATAGTTTGTTATTCCTAATAGAATGTAAGCTGAACCTATTCATAGCATCCATAGGTATATCTGTTGTAACAAATACATCATTGTATACGTGACTTTTTACTGCACTTTCATATATAAATTGGTCTCTGGTACCACTATATTTATCTGGTGATTCATTACCTACGTGTAAATACATTTTATACTGTGGTAAATGAAAACTAGGACTAGAATAATAAGACTTTCCATTTATTTTTACTTGCTTCCTTCTGGGATATTGATAAACGATATTCTTAGCTTCAAAAAACTTTTCCCATTCTAATTCTTTCTCTTTTTTATTCATAAAACTACTCCTTTCTAATAGAAGTGTACCAAACAATAAGATATTTGTCAATACTCTTTCCCGCTTCTATATAATTATTGAAGGCTATGTCACGAAACTAGACTTTCCTATACAGTTATAGTATACTAGTAATAGGTAATTAATAGGAAGGAGAGGGTTATTATCATAATAGATAGTAGTCATTTATCAGATGTACATTTTATAGTTAAAGGTAATACAATAAAAACTAAAGCACTAATTACAGATAATCATGTTTCTTATGCTTTAGTAGAAGATACAAATCATTTTGATACTGATATGTTCAAGTATGTATTTACATTAGAAGAACCTGAATCAACGATTGTATATCTCAATAACCAGAAGATAGGGCATACAAAAGAAGATTTATTCAAATTTTCTTATGATTATCTTAAACAATACTTGTTATAACTATTGACAAAACTTTTCCTGATACACAATTGAGAATAGAATGATAATACGTTTCGGACGACAGGTATATAATACATTGTAGATTACTTCTGTCGTCCGAAAGCCAAAAAGGAGTAAAATTAGTGTATGTCACGAAAAAACGATTTTCAATTAATTACTCTTTATCTATTGACACTCATTCCTTTATACCTTATAATTAAACTATAATCAAATAAAGGGAGAAGATAACTTATGGAATTATTAAATAGAATTGAACAAGAAGGTTTTGAAATTGAACATATTGAAGACGGGGAATATCTTATTAAAGATATTAATGGTAAGGAAGCGGTACTTACGATGGCAGATGGATATGCTATTGTCACCAATAACGAGGGGCTAGAAACTCATATCTATGATAGTAAACCTTCATTAATTATCAGTGAGTTATTAGATGCTATGAACTATGACTTTGAAAAAGAACAGAAGAAAAAACAATTAGCCAAAGCAAGAAAAAATAAGTTTGATGATTTATTAGAACACTTTGATTAATAGAATCAATTTTAAACATATCAGTTAAGATAGGCTCTTGAGCTGACGCTAAGGAATTTTTCTCTAAGGGGTTTTATCCTAAAACACATTAAGTTGTAGAAACTCTAAGTAGACAAGTATAAATTTGGTATAAGAAGCGGAATGTATTTAGGGTAAAACTATAAGTTCCGCTTCTACTATAAAAAGGAGATGTTATAATGAATATTCAAGAGGCAAAGGATAAGTTATTTGAATTATTTTTATTAGACTTAAAGGATTATGATAATAATTTACTTGAGGACGATTTATGTAAGTTAGTTGATGATATGGAAGGATTGTTTGATACACAAAACCTTAGATATACTGATAGACATGGAACCGTTTTGTTTATTGAGGACTGGTTAGAGGGTGTAGAACCATAGGATAAATCATTTACGATAACTTACCTTGAGATAAGTTGAGATACAGTAGGATGCAATAGCTTAGGATGTTAAGATACCTAAGTATAAGTTTAATACTATTATTGAAAAGGAGGTTTCTACATGAATAAAGAGCAAGCAAAGAATAAGTTATACGATGAGTTACTTTATACAGTACGTGAGTATGGAGGTACAGAAGCGGATTTATTAGAGCTTATTGATAGTTTTAGTTATTTAGACGGGTGGGCTCCGATATTCACGAGTCCAGAAAGAGAACAACACTATTCAATTGAACAATTTCTTAAGGAACAAAAGCCTGTTTTAGAGAAATACTTAGATAATTTAGATATAGTATATAGTAAAGAAGTAATCAATGGTTATGTAATGTATAGGTTATTCAATGATGCCCTTATTATAAAACCAGATGAGGATAAGTATAATGTAAATATTAAAGTGGGGAATAGGGAGTTTATTACACTTTCCTTATTATCCTTTACGGATATAACAGATATTATTATAGGTAATAAAGATAAATTTCAGTAAGTATAATTTAAATCCCTAGAGTGAAATACCTCTAGGGTTATTTTTATTATTTGACTAAGTATAAACTAGCTTTCAGAAGTGAAAATAACTAAATACCAAAATGAGTAAGTAGCAGTTTTTGATTAAACCCAAAAATGAGTAAGTAGAGATTAACCTTTCTACCCGAAAAAGATATTAGGTAATAGATTCCTAAATATTCTGACAATTTAGACAAAAGGGAGAGCGGTCACAATGACCGCTTACAATTAATTAATTTTTTTATATAACTCTGATAATTCTTTTTCTAATTTTTCAATTAGTTTTGTGTCATTATTTTCTTTTGCTCTTCTTAACTTCATTTCACGGATTTTAATGCATCCGCTTCCTGAAGTCAATTTTCTTTCTAGCTTGTTGTCGTTCAAGTGGTCTAGTTTGCTTTTGCGTCCGTCTAATGTTACCCCAAAGTTTTTTTCATTTTTCATAATTAATCAACCTCTTTTATATATTTTTTGTAGTGGTTTATTATCTCTTCTACACTTATAATGATAAAGCATAACGGCAAAAAAGTAAAGCATTTTTTGGGTAAAATTTTACACTTTTAAATAGTCGGAATTGTTTTCATATTTAGAACAATTCAGAATTGTCTGAAAATTTAAACAACTTAAAAAGGTCATCAGTTCCATTATATAATAAGAATAAACCTATTGCAACACTTAATTTATTTAACATGTTGTGTATTATGTATTTAATAGTTCGGGTCGTGTTTTTTCTATATAATAGAAAGAAAGAAAAAAGAAATTTAAAAAAGTTAGTCAAAAGGGTTTACAAACTTTAGGGTCTATGTTATTATAACTATAGAAAGTTAATCAAAGGAGGAAAACACTATGAAACAAGCACAAGCAATTAAAAAATTCATTGAATTAAGAAAAGAACTAAAAGAACAAGGTTATATTATTTCTAAGAAACAGTTACTATCAAATATGGAAATTTGGTACTTAGATTTAAAAATTGCTTCCCAAATCGAATGGTTCATTAAAACACCTAACGATATTATCATTAAAGATATGAAAGAATTCGGGGACTTATAATATGATTAAAATTAAGATAGGCAAAAAGAAAATCAAAAGCACCGAAAAAACTGATAACATTTTAATTAGTATTGGGGCTTGCACACTTACAGCAATTATGATAAAGTTAATACAACTACAATTTACATTACCACTTGAAACGTGGTTACGATAAGAAAGGAATGATTTTATGACAAAGAAAATAGCACACGATATAATGAAAGCATACGACTTTGATGCTTTCAGTGATAACGTGTTTATGCAATATAAGAACAAATTGAATGATACAAACTATCATTTAGAATTTAACGTATTTAGTGAAGATTGGCTTAACGGGTCAATCGAATTTTATAAGAAAAACAATTTCTTCAAAAAGAATAGAAACTTAAAAACGGGTTGGGCAACATTTAAAAATGGTTGTACAATCTTAAAGGTAGATAGTACATGCTATGTTATCTTAAATGGTGTACTTATTCACCAAAAAGAAATTTAAAAAAATAACAAAAAGGGGTTTACAAAAACCCCTAGGCATGTTATTATTAATATAGAAGTTAAGGGAATGACACAAACAGAAAAAAACTTAAAAAAGTTTTTGAAAAGTGTTGACAACATAAAAACTTCATGGTAATATAAAGATACAAGGTAACCAAAGCACACGGAAAAATTAAAATGTAAGGGAATTGATTAGAATGAAAAAAAATTATTTATACGTAGAAACGCACACAGTACAAGGTAAAGAGATTGAAGTGTTTAGAATTCCAAATGACACAAACGGAAACCCACGTTATGTAGTGCATTTTAAAGACCTTGGCGTTAGCCTTTGGGACTATGACAATATCAATAAACTATTCGGCTTTAAGAAATACACGGCAAAATGGTTTGGTGGCGGTGTAGTATTCCAAAGTTTCAACATAGCTGAGACTTTAGAACACGCATTAAGTGAAGTTAATGAAGCGGTAAACTTGAAGCAGAAGTGAAAAGCCTTAAACAGAAAATTTACGAACTTCAAAACCCCAATGAAGTCGAATTTAATATCGAGGAGGATTAATCATGAAATTAGTAACTATAGATTATTTAGAATTCAAAAGATTAGTAGGGCAAGAGATTCGTTTGAAAGAGAGAATTGAAGAATTAGAGGACGAAATTGAAGGCTTAGAATACGAAAACCATCGATTAAAGAAGGTACTATTAGAAGAAAGAAATCAGTGTAACAACCGCTTCTCACATTAAATAAATTAATTGGAGTTGATTATTATGTTACGTAAGGAACTTTTAGATATGTTAGAAGTCAATTGTGATAGCTATCTATCACAATATACAATAAGAAAAGAACTAAATTTAAATGAGGAATTTTATGATTCTACTGATTTAAATAAATTATATATAGAAACTAGAATTAAATCTATCGAGAAATACCTTAAAATTAAATCAATAGATTATGAAACAGAATTATATTTAAATCGTTATTGTTATGATAGTGATAAAATCTATTTAGTGATTAATCACGAGGGAAGATTGATTAACATTACAATAAATAGGGAACAATTCATCAATGATGAGATAGAATTCATTTTTGATTTAGTTGATGAAGAGATTAATTTAGACTAGAATGTATTTTCTAGTCTTTTTCTTATTATTTTAAATTTTCAGAAAATTCATAATTGTTTCTACAAAACGAGCCTCTCCACTTCCTATTATACGGGAAAGCTCCCCGATTGTCAATACTTTTCTTCAAAATAATTTATTTAAAAAGTTTCATAAATCTATTGACTTTTATATCACTATACTGTAATATATAAAGTGTAATAAGGAAGCGGAACACTTAAAAAAAAGAAATTTAAAAAAGTTAGTTAAAAGGGTTTACAAATAAGAATATACATGTTATTATAACTATAGAAAGTTAATCAAAGGAGGAAAACAATATGAGATACGAGATTGGAGCATTAGTTAATGGAGAATTGTTCATGTTTTCTACATTCAAGAAAGAAGAGGCAGAAAAGCAGTACCAAGAATGGTGCGAACGCTTTGGAAAAGAAAACGTAACTATGGAGGTGTCTTAAATGTTCAACCTCTTACACAAACAAACTAAAAAAGAAATTAAGCAAATGAAGCGGGCTCAAAAAAGAGCCCAAAAAGAATTAAAAAAAATTGTAGAAAAGTGTTGACATTCTACAATATACATGGTATTATTAAGGTAACAAATAAATCAATAAAGGAAATGATAAAAATGAAAAAAATCACAACAACCTTAAACTTAATCGGTATGAAAAATAATGAAAGGTTTACAGAAGAGTTAAAAAACTACCGTCAAGATGTTACTTTCTTGAAAGCAAATAAAATTGTAAAATATTCAAAATAAGGCTTGACAACTTAAACACTACATGATATTATTAAGATAACAAAAAACAAACAGAAAAGGAATTGATAAAAATGAAAAACACATTAAACAACGTAATTGAAATACTAGAAAGCAAAGGGTACGACTTTGAATATGATGAAACTATAACAGTATTAGAAATTACAAGCCCTAGTGGTGCTTATGAGGATATTACACCTAGGTTTATACGTGACGGAAGAGTCGAGAGTACCTTTATTATTCCAGACTTTTTAGATGAGGACTTAGGGAACGTATGTGTAGACTTTTACAGCTACACTTTAAACTTCCCTAGTAATAAAGAACTACTGAAAGAAATTGAAAATATTTTTAAATAAGTGTTGACAATCACTTGAAACCATGATATTATAAAGATACAAGGTAAGGGAAGCGGTCAACCGCTTCCAACCTAGTAAAAAAGTTTTAAAAAGGTATTGACAACCTATAATCTATATGGTATTATAATTATAGAAAGAAAAAAAAACAAATAAGAAAAGGATATGATGAAAATGTTAGAAAATTACACAGTACAAGAGTTAAGAGAAATCGTAGCAGAGGTTAACGGATATGATGGCAGTTTAGAAGAGCTTGACTATATGGATATTGGAACACTTGATGAAATCCTTAGCGGTGTGGAACCTACAGAGGTTTTAAGAATGGCACACTTTGGAGAATTTGATTGGTCAGACGATTATGTTAAAATAGACGTATACGGAAATTTAGAAAGCGTTAGTAACTTTGAATTTGAAAAACTTGTAAAAGATAGCCATGATGAAATTGTAGAACGCTACAATGAACTTGTGGAAGACGGGGATATTGAACCAATCGAATTTATTTAATCATTGTTAAGATATCCACCGCTTAGGTGGTGGGTATCTCATAGAGTGATTAAATTTAAAAAAAGTATTGACACTCTAGAAAATAGATGGTAATATAAGAGTATAGAAAAAATAAAAAAAGAAAAGGAATTGATTATTATGAACAACACATTAAACACTATCGAAATGAACGTCGAATACTTAGGCACTAAGTGGGTAAATGGTTGGGAACACAACGCCTATAATGTAGCACTAACACATAATGGTGTTACAGAGGAGTTTATCTGGAAGCAAGGACTAGGGATTCATAAGGAACCCTCTCTTGAAAGGGTTTTAGAACACCTTATTAAAGAGTCATATTATTATGAAGAGGACATTTACGATATGTATGATGACCCTGAAATAGCAGAAAAAGTTATAGAGCAATTAAAAGAAGAAGAGGAAAAGTTAAATAATTTATTTTCTGAATATGAATTAGAAGAGTTCTACTCCTTTTACTTTGAAGATTAGAATTCATAGAAGCGGTTGACAAACTAACCGCTTCATGTTATTATAAAGGTAACAAAAAAACAAAATAGGAGTTGTTTATTATGAAAAAAACACTAGAAAAAGCAATCGATGCCTTAATAGGCGCATCAGCAGATACAATTGAAAAGGACGTCTTATACTGGTTAACTGGTGAGGACGTTGATACGCTAGATGAGGCTATTAACCTCCTTGAGAATGTCTCATGTGAAGCGGGAGACGTAAACCACCTTGTATACACATCTGATTGTATTAATTGGGTGTTAGAACACGAGGAGGCTATTATAGACTTTCTCAATGCTAATATTGATGACGAGGTAGACTCGTTAGACGATATTTCTTGGGAGCAACACAACCAAATAAATTCTATTATTACTGGTTGGGAGTCTGGGGACGATAGAGTAAGTCGTTTCAATAGTGATAATTGGGACGAGGCAGAAGATTCCGCTATTGAGAGTATCGGTCAGGAGGAATGGAATTCTCTTGACGAAATGGAAAGAGACGATGTGATTCAGGGGCAGTTGAACTTCATGCTCTATACGGAAGCACCGCTAGACATAGACAAACACGACTATGTAGAGTTAGCACACAGTACATTCGAGTATTATGCTCATGTACTGTTAGCCGGTCAGTTAGAGGGCATTAAAGAAGTGATTGAGGAGGAGTGAACCTCCTCTTTTTTTACAGGGAATTGTCTAAATATTCTGAAAACTTAAACTTTTAAAGAATGTGGATTTTTTGTAAAAAACTATTGCAATTCTAAACGTAATATAGTAATATAATAGATGTAGAGGAGATACCTCACAAAATAAAATTTTAGGAGTTGGTAATTATGAAACAATTTATAATGGCGGTTGAATATGAAGACGGACGTTTAGGTTACGTCCGCATGTACTTCGAGGGCTACGAGCTCTTAGAGGTGCAGGAGGTTGTTTTAGGTCACGAGGACATGCCTCCACGCTTTGAGGTTGAGGTGGACGAGATAGCGGACTATCTCGGATTTGCCTACCTCGAGGAAGAAGACCAATTTGGGCGCTTCTTCGGTGAGTGGTTGGCTCTTGGTGAATCTTGTGACGTGCCTAGTGATTTCCTCGAGGACGAGGACGGATATTTAGTAGAGGAGGTGGAGTAAATGACAGAGGGCAAAGCAAGAGAATACGCTGAACGTCTTATAAACGCTAGTTATTATCTGTGCCCTCACGACCTAGTTGGAATGGCTAGTAAGTGGGACGGCATAGCAGACGACATTAGAATAATCGGCGTTGAGTGTTTCAAAAAAGAGTACTTAAAGGGTCTAGAGGTTGAAACCTTAGAGGTACTCAACAGATACGAGTAAGGCGGTCAATAGACCGTCTTTTTTATTTGCCTTTATATAGCTTGTATTTAGCCCATATAAGCACGCTAACCGCTTCTGTATGCTCGGTAATGTTATTGTACCTAGATAGATAAACGTTTGTTAGAGCGTCTATATGAGCTGTATATGACATGTAGAATAGTTTGGTTCGTTGATTGATACAGTAAAGATTGAATGAATCAATAATATAAATTGAAAGAGGTTAATTAATATATAGTTTTTATTTAGATAAAGGTAGATTATATAAAAAATATAATTAATAAAATACGGGGGTCGGTAGGAAGCAACATAATCCGTGGCACATTCACCTAGATACACCCCCCACTTAGGGTACTATAGATTTGGCATATTTATAACATTTTAATTACAGAAGTCAACATACACTATTTAGGTAGTTACCTCTATAAAGTCAACATTACAAATCTACCCTGTGGGTTAGAAATGTATAGTATAAATAGATAGTCCTTAAATATAAAGTCAACATACCTAAAATAAAAAAGAGGTAAATTAAATCCCTCTTCTCTTAGGTATTATTAACAACCTCTAATTCATGTATAGTAATCATATCCATCCTATAGAAATCTCTTAGGTCTCCTTTAATAAACTTTTGCCCCTTATGGTTTGTTTCCTCTTTATAACCTTCTTCTTTAATACGTTTAATTAAGTTCTCCTTATCTGTGTATATCTTATCTTCTCTAAAATGAAAGTTATCTTCATAAGGTTCACAATTATCATGTTCTACTTGGTATAGTTTCACTAGTCATTTTACTCCTCTTCATAAGACCATTCACCATATTCTACATTATAGTGTGATATATCTACTAATTTTCTATTTATTATTCTATTTTTGATACATTTAAATAAGTTTCAATTAGAGGTAAGACTTGTGATAGGTATTGCTCTTCAGTTAAATCTAAACTATTTTCAGACCAAATAACAAAAGAAGTACCCCTAACTGCTAAAGGACTATCTACATCAACAAATTCACTACCTTCTACATCGTCCTCTAATTCACAGAAAGTATCAGTATTAAACTGACGTTTTATATAATCTTGTTGCCATTCTATATCTTCTTGACTAAATTTAGATTCAGGTAAGAAAGTCGTTGAATAGAAATTACAATTTGTTAAGTCTCTATTATCATTAGCAAAATCTTTAGCTGATAAACCACCTTCAGATTTTTTCCAGTAATAAACTTCAATACCTCTATCTAATCGTTTTAATCCATTAGTATATATACTATCGTTCCATACAATAGGAGTAACGTTTTTATCAAATAAGTGTTCAGCTATTGTATTAATAAAGTCTATATAAGCAGGTTGATTATTACTTGCACCTGCTGACTCATCAGCACCAATATTAAATCTCATTTTATCTTGTTTAAATAGTGAGATAATTTCACTAACTAAGGTCTTAACAGCAGTATAAGTATCATCATTATACCAATAATCAGCTAAAGTATCATCAAAGTCTGATTGAATGTTTTTATCAGGATACAGCTCTTTTACAATACTTAACCATTTACCTGAATGACCTGGGACGGAGAAACATGGTGTGATTTGTACATCTTTATCTTTTGCATAATTAACAATATCTTCAATTTCATCTTTAGTTAAGTAATCTTTATTCTGAGTGGTTTGGGTTTGATTTAGATATTCAGAGTAAATACCATATCTATTGTTATCTGAAATATAGAGTTGTAAGTGTTTTCCATCATTATCATGAATAGTATCAATAACTTTTTTAATACTATCTTTAGATAGGTATCTTCTAGCAATATCTAATAGAACCTCACGTCTATGCTTAGTCTTAAAGCTAGGTACAGGCGTTTTACTCGAATCTTTTGTGTAAGATAGGGTGTAATTATCATACCATACATTAGGTTGTAGGTTTCTAAGTTTGATACTAATATTACTAGTACCTTGTTTAAGCTCGTACTCAGACCCTTGTACAAGTTTATCATTTAAAAATAAATATAAGGTCTTATTTTGGTTCATATTAACATCTAGCTCCTTTAGTATTTAGTAATTTTAATATAACAACATTAGTATTACTTAATGTGAAATGTAGATTTTAATAGTATCTAACCTAGTCTAGTTTATCCTCAGATAATAATTTCACCATTTTGGTTATTATGCTTTACAAAAATAAGACTCATGGTGTTAAAGTCTTACAAGGGTTCACTTTTACAATGGCTAAATCGGTCAAAGGTTTGTAAATCTTCTGTGTCTACAACAAACTGATTTCCTTTCTTATAGATGCTAACCTTTTCTCGTATTTGTCCATGAGTACTTGTAATTTGTAACCTTTTTTCAATCACATAGATAGTTTTCATTATTTAAACTCTGTTCCAGCCTTAGCCCATTGCATAGGCGTAATGATTTCTAGCTTATACCCTTTTAAATCTTGTTCTATAATATTTAGATTTTCCCATACCTCAATCCAATGGACTCTAGAATCATCATTATAAATATGGAAGTCTTGAGGGTTTTCTAGGTATTGTTCTAGCTCTTCATAGTATAGAACTTCAAAAGCGGTATCGTCAATTCCCATTAATAATCTTAATCTTTCCTTATACCCTATTTTAGCATTATAATAAATATTTTCTAATTGTCTTTCTACCCTATTAAATAGTGTTTGAACACCTTGTAATTCATGCATAACACACTGCCTCCTAATTAATTATATAATTAGTATAAAGGATAATAATTAGAATGTCAATAATTATTCTAAAGTTTCTTCTATGATTTGTTTTAATGTATAGCATTCAATTTCATCTAATTCTTCAAGATACTGTAATTGATAGTAGAAGTTATCTACAATTTTATCAAAGGCTTTTGCTTTCTTTTCTTGTAAAGATAGTTGTTCTTTTGTCGTAATTTCATTATCCGCTTCATTATTAGTTTCTTCTAAGGATTCTTTGGCGTTATCTTTATTTACTGTTACTTTTAGCTTGTTATCATAGTAACTGTTCTTTTGGTTTAAGTTGTAGTTATCGTTGTAATCATTCCAATCTACATAGATACATTCATGTGTTTCATCCTCATAGATAATATCTATAGCTGCGATGTCATGGCAACTTTCTAACCTTTCATATGCCGTAGTTTCTCCGTCTAAGCTGTCGAAAATTAAGTCTTTCGGGTTATTAATAAGAAGTGCTAAGTGGCTACAATGTTTTGTTTTATTTATGTGAAAATCTTCTTTTAAAGTGCGCTGAGAGACATAGGCTTCCGTAATTCCTCCGATATAGAATAAGCCAATATCCTTAGGTTCTAAACGAATAACATCACAATTCTCTAATACTAAATCTACATATTTTGTATTCATAGTTATTACTTCTCCTTTATATTAATTATTATATATTCAATGAAATAAAAAAGTACCTTACTTAATATCTTTAATTAACTCTTTAATGAGTTGTAATGTAGGTTCTTGGTCTACATCTACAACTAATGTATCTAACTTTTCTAGTGCTTTTTCTTTTATATATTTATTTTCTTTTGAGGGCTCTACAAGCTCTATAATCTTATCTAACTTATCTGATAAAATATGGTTATTTTGATTTGTTATTTCACAAAAATCACCTAAGATAAATCTATTTACATAATCAGTCTCTTTACTAACACCATAGATATAGCCTAACATTCTACTATTATCATTAGTTGTTCTTCTAGTAGATTCTAAAGATGTGTATAATTCTTTAACTTTGTAAAATGTGTCGAATATATATTTAGCATATGTTTCGTTAAACTTCATATAAAAATTCCTTTCTTGGTACTATAATATTAACTCTATCCCCTGATACTGAATCAATATACTTAATATTTTTCACTCTAGCTCCTCCAGTTTTTCCATCAATGTCCTATTCCAACCTATCAATCTTTTATTTTGTTCTTCTAATAACTTCATTTTTTTAATGTTACTATTTAATAAAAATTGTTTATTTTTATAAAGTAACTCGATTAACTTTAATTCTTTGAGTCTTTCTTCCTCTATATACACTTTTCCCATATTATCCCTACTTTAGTTTCTTTATAGTATCTATTACTTTCCTTGTACTTCTAACATCAGCATTCTTTAAATTATTTAATAGAAAATTTAATTTATTTACATAGCTGTCTACTGTAGAAATAAAAACATCTTCCGTATCATTATACTCTGAACGCATTTCTAAGAATATAGTTATAGTGTTTTTATCTGAGCTGTGAACGTCAGTTATAATAGTATCTAAAGGGTAAGAATTTTTGTCTACACTGAATACTTCGTATGGCTCATTGTTTATTAGATTATTATAGACAAAATGTCCGTTATTCCTTTTAATTTCTATCCAAGAACTGTATTTGATGTATCTTTGCTCTTTAATAAAATCTTCTTTAGTTATTTCATTAATCTCCCAAATGAACAATTCGTCATATACTTCTAAATCATAGTTTGATTGTATATATTCTAATTCTTCTAGGTTAGTAGAATATCCAAGTATTTCAGTATTACTTGTGGTATAGTCTATATACTCATCCCAACCACAATGTGTAGTTGTACACTCCGTTTGCTTTATTAGTGCATATAGTTTTGTCATAATAACCTCCTCCTTAAACATATTATACAATAAAAAAGAACCTGTGTCAACAAGTTCTTTAAGATTAATCCTATTAACTTTTTTACTAAATTGATTATATACTCAGTATATCCGATTACTTCTTATTTTCTTTTTCAATCATTTCCATTCTGTCATGCAACATTCTGAAAAACTGGTATCTGTATCTGTCCGTTAAAGCATATTTATCCATGCGTTCCAATACCTCACGATACAATTGTTTCCACATATTTTCATATCCCATTATTTTCACATCCTATTATTTGTATTGCCTACATACTTTGGGTACACATCAATAATTATACCCATATATTTACCTACTAAAGCTCAACATAAGGTGTCAACATTTTAATAGTGGCTACTACCTTATCTACGTCATCACTAAAAATATACTGGTCATCTTCATAATGTTTGTACCCTTCTTTTAACAAAGAATACTCTGCTTCGTTTAGGGTGTGAAAAAATGAGTCATCTGTCGTAAAATCTTTCTCACCACCCCAGTCATAAATTCTATACTCAATAATATAAAATCTCATAATATTCTGTCCTTTCTTGTTACAACTAACTAACCGGAATTTTCGGAAGGTTTTTTAGTAATTTTCTAGTAGGCTTTCGAGCTTTCGAGTAACTTATTACACCAATAGTAAATTTTAAATTAACTGCAAGTTTAAATAAAAAATATTATTTATATTATAATCGTTAGCAAAAGCAACATCACCGTTGTAAACTGGTCTGTTTTGACATTTTTCTTTACCTTTAAAATAATCTTCTTCTTATATCCTCACGGTCTCTATGATAGAGCCTTTATCTACTTTTACAATTCCGTTATATTCTGTGTATAAATAGAACTCATGTCCAATTCCATCTTCTTTTTGTATGCTGTAATTAGTTGGTCGATAGTGTAGTATTGTTCTGCAATATCAAAAGTTATCGGAATCTGATTGTTATAATAATCAATACTAGCCAAATTATCTAAAATACTTCCTGCACTTAATTCAGTGAATGAGCCGTTAAAACTACCTATTTTGTCTACCAATACCCATTCGTCAATACCCTTTTGATTCGCAATACTCAGTCCAAACGCTAACAAGTCTGCTAGTTCATCTAACTGAACCTCTAACGGTTTACCTCGTTTCTTTTTCCAATTTTTAAACGTTTCTAATGTGTTGAACCATTCGAAAAACTTCACCACGTAAGAAATTCTGCTATCTTGTAAATTAAGTGTCGGAATTCTATCATCAAATTCCTTTTGCATTTTTAGTAACTCTTGTAATTGTTCTACTGTTAGTTTATTAGTCATTGTTTGCGTCCTCCTGTTTTAATTGTTAATTAATCCAAATAATCTATTAATATCTTCATGAGTATGCCCGTCCCATTTTGGTGCTTTTTCTACTTCCTTAACATTGTAAATATCCCAATACTCTAAATCATAGTGGTATGTGTAATGTCCTTGTGGAGTTGTAATACCAACAATAAACATTCCGTCAAACATTGTTCCATCATCATGTTGTTTAGATTTCCATGCTTTTTCCTTATGTGTATTTAAAATTACTGCGAACAACACAGCTCTATCATGATAGAGTTGACCAAAAGTGTGGTGACCGTCTGAAATTTCCTCTGTGCTGATTATATTTTTTTCCTTTAATTGTTGAATTTGAATGTTTAAATTATTAATAGTAAAATCCTTCATCTACTCGTCCCCCTCTTTATTTATAAGCCAATACGTATAATCTAATCCGTAATGTTTTGCAACATACTCAGACAGGACAGCAACGTTACGTCTTAATTTAGTGTTCTGTTTGCGTATCCTTATATAATCTGAAATAATAGCTCCACTTAAAAGAAGTGCTAACACATATAAAACTGTCATTTACTCGTCCTCCTCAAACTTTTCTTTTAATTTTAAATATGTTTTGTACTCTTGTTCTTTCCGGTATTTTTGAGACTTGTTGTTGTTTTTTCAATAATATTATGTTCAACTAATTTGTCCATAACATATAATAAGCTATCATATTCTTTTTTTGCTTCTTCATACCTCATAGAATTCATTGTTGCTACTCTGTCTATACCAGAAATACTATACTCGTCCCAACGCTGTAAAACGTCAATTAAAAACGAAGCAAGTTTTTCAATCTCATCAAAAATACAGTCATCATTTTCTTTGATACCATATTTACTATTCATTAAGTCTGAATTTATTTCACTCATAATAGTCACATTCCTTCATTTTTCTAATTAATTCTTCTGTGTTACTATTACCATCATATCTTTCATACGCATAATGACTAAATTGTGACACAAAAACTTTCATATGATGCTTACACAAGTCGATAGGACAATACATCTCTGCATATACTTCACCATTTAAATATGTTACTTCGTAAAACTCTCCATCTGCTTTGTTACCGCAAATATCACATACTACCTCTTGTACTTCTTTGGTTACCTGTGCCATAAGAGCCCTCCTATAAAAATTTTATTTAATTTATTTTTTTAATTTAATAAAATAACTTACTTAATCAACTCCCCGTTTTTCCAAATTAACGTTAGCGTCCCATCATCATTTATAAGGTATAATGTTTTAGTAGTAATATTTTCTTCAAGGTCAGATTTTCCTAGTAGGCTTTTTATAGTACTTCTCTTTTGAGGTAAAAAAACTAATTCTCCCTCAAACTCATACACTTCTAATAACAAAGGAATAACCGTTCTCTCCGTGATTTCTTCTTCCGCTTCGACGGTGAAAGTGTCCCAATGAAAGATGGGTACCATGGTGTTGAACGAGACGTCGCTATAAAACTTCACTGCCCTTCCATAATTTGATGTGAAAGTTTCACCTTTCACATTATTCTCTCGAGCCCATTGAATTAACTGATGTAGGTTCATTTCCTTCTTAACTTTAATTTTCAATATAAACACTCCTTAAGTAGTTATTTCTTCTTACGTTTTTTAATACTATATTTTATGTTTAATGTCTTATTAACTTGCTTAAGTTGAAGATATACTTCTTTCCAGTTTACTAAGTATTGATAAGACATATCTTCGTCAATCATAAATGATACAGGGTCTTTAAAATAGTCATCTAGTTCATTACTCTCTAATACACTAAATGGGACATCTTCTAAACCCATTTTTCTTTGTAAAAACTTGAAGTAATTTTCAAAATAGTCTTTCTTTTTAAGTTCATATTTATCAATTTTTTTCTTCACTTTTGTAAATAGTTTTTGTAATTTTTTACGTTCTTCTTTCTTCATTTTTTTAAACCTCCTATTTGTTTATACATTAAGTATAGCAGGTAAGAATGTATAAGTCAACACACAAGAGGAACTTTTTTTAATATTTTATGTTTTTAAATGCTTCTTTAAGTTCTACGAATCCGTCTTAACTTTAATTTTCATCATCGTTCCTCCTCATATTCAATCTTTGATGGTACCGCATTGTTAAAATGTATAATGTTTCCATTCTCCAACTTAATATCTATTCCATTGTTTTCGTGGAGCTCAATACCTACTACTTTTTCATTATTGGTGTAATGACCATACGGTGATAACCCCACTTCGTAAACTTCGTCTTTGTAAGGTAATTGTACTGAGTACGATATAATCTTCATCATCGTTCCCCCTCTAACAATTCTTTGGTTTCGTAAATATTCCCAACAACCTCTAAAAGTTCTATTCTCTCGAATAAATCTTCCACATAGATATCCCACTCAATAATTGTTTTAGCTTCTTCAATTCGAACTACACCATATTCTTCATCCATGTCGTCCCACACAATATCACCTTGATACACATCGACAATATGCTTGTCAGTCAATCCTGTTGACTGCATTAAAGCAACCTCATCAAAACCTCTAAATGCACCACTTTCTAGCTCTACATATTTATCAAAAAAGCTGATTTCACGAACATCTGACATTAGATTCTCAGTTTTATCCCATGCTCTAAATTTGGGTATCATTCCACCATCTCCCCATCTTCCCAAATAAGCGCCATTGTGTAGTCGTCGTTTAATATATAAAAGGCTTTTGGTAACGTATCTACGCCTTTTACAACTTCTCCTATAGCCTCTCTTATCGACGTTTTATAGTGCGTGTGTATAATTTGCCCGTAACCACTTACAAACAACTCAATAAGGGTTGGTATTTTTGTATCCTCTGTAATTTTTTCCTCGACCTCTACTGTGAAAGTTTCGTCGGGTTCTATTAAGTCAGAGTGGCAGAATCCGTCACGGTCAAAATCCACTTCTCCACCGCAAGTCCCTGTAAAACTTCTATTCTTAACATCGTTATCCCACACCCACTCAATTAACTGTGGTAACGTCATTTCCTTTTTAACTGTAATATACGGCATAATTACCCCTCCTTACATGTATAATTATTTATTGTAAAAGTCTACAAGAAATTTTACCGTTTTATTTTTTAAGGTCTTTTCTACTACTTCCATAGTTTCTTTACTAATTTTAATACTATCCTCATTAGATTTAATTTTATCTTTTATTTCTTGTATTAAAGGCTCTACTTTATTAACTAAATATTTTTTACTTTCTATACTTACATCTCTTCTTTTATGGTTTATTATCTCTTTTGGTATATACTTGACTTTTGCAAAGTCTGTATGACTTACCTTTACACTATCTAAGTCATCTAATAGACAATTATAATATTCTAAATGACTATAAAATGTGTAAAACCTAACAAGGTCTTTCCCAGACAGATTTTCTTTTTTTAATACGTTATTGATATTACCTATAACAGAATAAGCTATAGTTTTAAAGTTAGCCTTAATGTAAGATGTAAATATAACATCATCATAAAATAAACTTAATACCTGCGTGTTAAATGCAGTGTTTTTAGCTTGTTCTAGTTGAGCGCATAGATTAAGAACATTATCAAAACCACTCTTTAATATCAAAGAAATAAATCTTTCCACCGCATAATACCTTGATTCTTCCGTATGTTTACTTGCTTTTTCATTGTTCCTAAAAATAGTATCAGATAAAGGCTGTACTACTAAACTCATATAGTCTTTGTCCGAATACTCGTCAGATGTTCCTTGGTAAGTACTTCCGAATTCTATTGTAGATAGTACAAAACTTCTTTCTAGGTTCATTATATCACCTTACCTTATTTGTTAGTATAATCTTATCTTACTACACAAATTTATTAATGTCAACATCTAATTTATAACATGTTGTGTTATTACTGCAATCAGTATACACTACCTTTTCTATTTTGTCAACAAAAAAAGTACCTACAAATTAATGTAGATACTTATACTATAATTATAGATTTTAAGGCGTGTACATGAAGGGTAACTCATGTAGGGTTTAGTAGTAAGATATAAAGCGCCTACCACGCAACATACAACGCCTCTTGTATGTTATTATATACGTACTGGAAGAAGTTACCAGTAGGAACCTACAGGCATATACAAAGCCTATGCCAGGCAATATACGGTATATCTCGTATATCAGGTATAATACCTTATAGTTATTATCTTGTAACCTATAACTTCCGATAATTAGGGTTTTATAATAACTACTGTATAAGTAACTATAACCTATAAGTTTTTTGTATACTAGGGACTATAATGGACTCTGTAGGATTCGAACCTACACTCCAACGCTTATGAGGCGTTTGCTTTACCATTAAGCTAAGAGTCCATAAATTATCATGAGATAGGGCTTGAACCTTTAAGTAATTACTTTCAACACTTAACTATATATAATGTAACATATTTTTAATAATAAGTCAAGTTATGTTAATAACTATAATATTTATCCATTTCTTCTTTATACATTTCTTGTAGTCCTCTAGTTATATGCTGTTTAGCTTCTTCTTTAGTTAAACAGCTTTTATCACTTACTTCTTTTAAATAATTATCTTTTTCTAACGTTAATATAACCTTTAATTGTTCATTAGTGGCTTTGTTAAGTTTTTGTTTTTCTGTATATAGCCAATTGTTAAAATTCATAGAGTATCTTCCTCCAATTGAGCATTTGAATAATGATATAGGTCTTTACAAATACTTTTTGCATAACAACGAATAGCATAATTACTGTCATCAATGTCTTGTAGGTACAGACTATGGACTAAATCATAAGCATAAAACAGTAAATGTTGTGTTTTTTTCTTACCATCTCTAACTTCAAAAATAATTGTGTCTAGGTTTTTAAGGTCTAGTATTTTAAATTCCTTAGTTGTATTCAGGTTTTTAGGGAATTTCATCCACCCATGCTCATACATGATTTCCACCGCATTACTGAATTGTCTTTTAGCTGTGTCTTTATTCATAATAATCAATCCCTTTCTTAATTTCTATACTAAGTATACCAAATAAGAAAGGGATTGTCAACAATAATATTAAATTAATTAGGGTGTTTCTTTATACTATTTTAATAATAAGCTATACACTCTAATTCGTACCCTTTAGTTGCGGAAGTATCTAAAAATACCTCTATAAAAATTTTTCTATAAATGTATCTATATCCTCTTTTGTAATGTCTTGTTGATGAAGTAAAGTTGTATTTACTTTTGTAAGTATCATGTCATACATATCCACTAAAGAATTATACTTTTTAAACTCTTCATAAGGTATAATAACGACATTAGTCTCTTTTATAACTCTGGCTATATAGTAGTACTCTAATTTATCTTCCGAAGCATGAACTGTACTATTGTGGTCTATTACACCGTGAATAAGCTCACTAAATACCCTATTACAAAAGTAGGTAATTAAATCATTATTCATTGATTAGCTCTTCTTTAATTAAGTGTTGTTTAAGACGTTCTACATAGTTACAAATCTTTTCTACTTCTTTATCTTCATCATCTTTACGACCTAAGCGTACTACGTATTTAATGATGTTAAATAACAAAGCATCTTTAAATCCTTCTAAATGTTCTTCTGTAAAACTAATAACATCTACTTTTGAATTATTAGAATAGTGTTCTGGTACTGTAATACTTGGTTCAATATTATATAATTCTACAAGTTCTTTGACATGTTGTTCTAGACTTTTAAAATGTCTTTCATGTTGAGATACATTAGAACAATCCTCCACTATTAATGTTTTTAATTGTAGTAGTTCTTTACTATCTTTACCCGTAGATTGATACTTTTCAATAAATTCTTTTGATTCCATTTCATACCGTCCTCTCAAAATAAGTTACTTTATTTTACCATATATAATAAATAATGTCAAATAAAAAATGAGGAGCTACAAGAGCCCCTCACCAAAGGAAAGATTATGATGTTATGGAATGTATCTAGTTGATACATTTATAATATAACATTAATCTAATCCGGTAGAACCGAAGCCTCCACGGTCACTGTGATTTTCAAATTTATCTACTACTACTGGTTCGGGATACACTACGGGAGCAATTACTAATTGAGCAATCTTTTTACCTTTTTCAATTTTTTGCTTAGTGCTTCCGATATTATCTACCATAACTTTAATTTCTGAATTATATCCGAAATCTACAGTTCCAAACTGAACTCGTAAGTCTGTCTTTGCTGTAATACCTGACTTAGGTCGTACTTGAGCTTCATAACCTATAGGTAAATTAATTGCAATACCTGTAGGAACTAATGCTCTACTACCTTCAAAGACACATGTTTGTGTGGTGTTATTGTCTTTTTTCTTACATAAAGCTCTACCAATACGTTGTAATACTTGTCTTAGAGATTTTCTACAAGGATTTAATTCAATATCCTCTACTGCATATAGGTCTAACCCGCTATCATAAATGTTAGCACGTACTGGTATTTTTGCATCATTATGTAACAATTTAATTTCTAATTTTTCCATCATAAGTCTCCTTAAGTAAAGTCTTTAATGTCATAATCAACTAGTACTACATCTTCAAAATAGTCGGAGTGCAATACTAAAGAGTTTTCTAATTTGTCTCTAATCTCTTGTGTTTCATCTCCATTTTCTAAGTTTACTCTTACTTTTGCTTTAATTGTGACAATGTAAGTCTCTTCCATTATTTAATTATTCCTTTCAATAAATAATATCTCTCTAGTATCTCCTTATATAGTTTAAGCATATCATTATCTAAATTTTTATCTTCTAAATATATAATAAGTTTTTCCACTTCATCTTCACTTAGTACGACTACCTTTTCCATAACACCCCTCCTTACTTAGTTATCATAACATAAAAAAAGAACGCTGTCAAGCGTCCTCTTCATGTACTTCATATATAGTTTTTTTAATTATACTTATAGGTTTATACCCCTTATATACTAATGATAGTACACGTTTACTATTCCTAAAGTTAATAGTATTTGGGAACGATAAAGCAGATGTCACATCAGAAGTATAATCCATAGGATTTCCTAAATAGTCTGTTGCTTTAATATACATACTTCCATCTTTAAATACTATAACTTTTTCGTTTTCTACTTCTGTTCTTTTAATAATCATAAAATCACCTAATAACCTACTATTAGTTTACTGCCTACTGTTAGATTAATTTCTTTATTTAATTCTTCTATTTCTTTAACAGTAGTATTATAGTCCTTTGCAATAGCTTTTAAGGTGTCCCCATGTTCAACTATATGTACAATAGGGTACCTATAAATAAGACAGTAGTCAATGCTAGTTAATGATACTGATTTAATATTGTTAAGTTCTTGAAGTCTATCAATACATACACCATATTTCTTACTTAAAGTCCATAATGTTTCCCCTGGCTTTACTTTGTGATAAAATTTATTATCAACTCTTTTTAAATCCTTTATTAAATCCATTACTACGACTCCTTTTTTCGTAAAAGTCGGCTTGGAAGTAACAAATTAGTATTAATAACATATTAACCAGTTCAGTAATAACAATATGTGGTGTCGTATTAGTTAATACCATACTAACCGATAGTAAACCAATGGCAAACCCTATAATAAGATATAACCATTTGTTAGTTCCATCAGACTGTTTAGTTTTATAGAACTGTATAATCTGGCTTATGTAAGCTAGTATAATAGATAGTGTTGCTACTGTTTGTGTTAATTCTACATAGGTACCAAAAATATATAGAAATAAAGAAAAGATAATTAAAAATAAAAATATAAACCAATCTTTCTTTCTATACACTACTACAAGTAAACAAACAAGTCCTAAAAATAAGTTAACACCTACAGAAATAATTTGGAATAATGTTGATTCTGTATGTAGTAAGTTATAAAAACTAATACCTACGGTGGTTATAATAAGGTACCAAAACCACCTAGATACACCATTAATATTACCATCTTTTACTAGAGACTTTAAGCCAGGAATATACCCAATCGTAATTAATATAGCATACATGGAACTTAAAATTAAAGGTAAATTACTCATTATTTGAAGCACCTAGTTTCTCTAATTCCTCTAATACCTCTTCCCAAGAGATAATACCTTTACCCTTAGTTAAATCAAGAGCAACACCATAAACATAAGCATTAAAGGAATACGGCACTCTATCCATATGGTCATTCATATCAGTAGTAGACCATCTAATATCAGATGAATAAATTAAAACTTTTTTATTTAGTTTTTCTGTTTCTTCATTTATAATATCTTGAAGTTCTTGGTATATACTAGTGGTATTCTTATATTTACTTTGGATTTCTTTTAACCTATTAACAGTTTCTTTAGCTTCACGTTTCATTTGGAATATTTGTGAAGTTTCCATAGTTGTACCTAAACCACCATTACCACTGATAGGTAAGTCAATAATATAAATGTCTGAATCCTCAATAGCTTCTGTATCAGAATTTACAATGCGTTCTGATAACTTAAAACTACTTGTTTCTTTTTTGTTGTTGAATGGTTGTGAACTAGGGTCAAAAACTTTAATACCTTTAATATTTTCCATTTCTTTTTTTTGTTTAATTCTGTATTCTTTTAAACCTTGCATCAACATATCAGATGCATGATACACTTGTTTATGTCTTTTACTCATTGTTTATTCCTCTCTTATTTAATATATTTTTTAATAAATTCTGGGTGTTCTTTTCTGTCTGGATACTTAATAATTAATAAACCCATAACACCTAAACTAACAAAAGGTAATATAGTTACTAAGCCTATAAAACCAACTGTAGTGTTTAGAAAGAAAATAAGTGCATCTACCGTTACATATGTAAGGGCAATAACAAATGATAGAACTATAAAAATAAAAAATTTAGTTAACCAATCTCCCCGTTGTACCTTTTTAGACAATTTTTTCATATAAAAACCCTCCTTGATAATAATATACACCAAGGAGGTTATAGTTGTCAAGAATTATTTTAATTTTATTACCACTTAAAATCGTCAGCGTAGTTGTGCTAATTATAAAGATAATTTAATTTTTCCTTAAGGAGGAGAGATGTATAAATAGTTTTTAAAACCATCTTTCTTCTTTTGTAAAATCTAAAAAATCTATTAAATCATCTCTATTAAATCCTTGGGTGTTGTAAATACTGTGAAAAGTGCGGTGGCAAAAATCACATAATGTAATACCATTATTCAATTCAGTTCTTAATTCTGGATATGCCCTATAAGGCATTATATGATGTGCATTTAGTTTTCCTCCATGTTGCCAACAAGATTGACATGTGTAATTGTCTCTCTCAAACACATTTCTTACCCATTCTTTATAAGAATAATATTTTCTTCTCAATTGTCTCTCTTCTAAAGAAATGCTATGGTCATACTTTGGGTGTTCAGTTCCTTTCTTGTACTCACACCCGCACTTCCCGCCTTTTCTAAGATAACTAATATACCCTTCCGCAATGTTACCACAAGTACATTTAAAAGTAAATTTTAAATCTGCGTTTTTATAACCGCCTATATATTCCATTCCGTAACCTTCTAGCTCTTTGGAAACTTCTTTTTCTGTTTTTCTTAGTTTATCAGAACCTCTTTGGATAGAGCATTTTTTACAACCGTTACCATTTTTATATGAGGTAAACTCTTTATTATTAATATGTCCGTTTTTACATTTATAGACAACACATGTTCTTTTATTAAAGTATATTTTTTGTAGCGTATCTGTACTATTTTCAAAAGTTTTTCTTATTTCATCTTCAGGTGTTCTAGTTTTTTCATGCATACTTTTCTTACCACATTCAGCACATCTTCTACCTTTTTTAAAATCATCTGGGTAAATAGAATGTCTATTACCACATTGACATATAAATCTCCATTTAGATTTAGCTGGTTTATAAGATGTTTCTAAACAAACACAACCATTATCTTCAAATAGTTTTTTAATTTTATTAAAATATGCTTTATGTTTAGGGTTTAAACAACCACAGGAAAGGTCTGCTTTGGTTTTTAAATTCCTTGATGTTAGATTGAGTGTATTACCACAGACACATTTACATATCCATTTTACATTGCCAGAAGTTGTCCTTTCTCCACTATCTCCCACTATAGCTAAGTTTCCATAGGTGGTTCTAGTTAAATCATTTATTTTCATAAAATACCACTTCTTTTTAAAATTTTAATGAGTCACTTACTCTGCTAATAATTCCCCTAAAATTATGTGTGAATTCATGATGTTTAGCAAAATCTTGTTTTTTAAATAATTCTATATAGGGTTCAAATCCAGATTTACTTCTTTTAATATCAGATTGCTCTGGCTGACCTTCTATAATAACAGTACATGTATCATGCATGCGTGTTAACGTTTTCTTAAGTTCTCCTCGAGTAAAATTCTGTGTTTCAGAAATTATAACAGTTTTCCCTTGTATATTACTACCTCTAAGGAATGTGTGTAATGTTTGTGTAACAAAGGCTTGTTCTATTTTCTCTTTATCTATGTTGGGGTCTAATTCTAATAATGTTTTAATTACTTGCATAGGGTTTAAATTTAATTCAATAAGGGCATCATGCAATGGAGAGAAATAATCCATAGCCTTTGTATTTAGGTCACCAGGGCGATGACCTACCGAGTTTTCCTCCGCAGGACTCATAATAAACATAATCTCTTTACCCTTATTTAAGTAGTCTGCATAGGCACACACAATACTTGTATAAGTTTTAGCGCTACCACTTCTTGATGAGTTTGTTAAGACTAGGACATCATCATTGAAAAAATCTTCACAGAAATTTAATTGTTCATATGTGGCTTTTTCCAAAAAATCGTGGAACACGCTATGTTGTAACATGTTATACTTTACGTTGGGATAATCTCTTAACTTATATTCTAACTCTTTAGTCGTTTTTGCCATAGATACACTTACCAACTTTCACAGATTTTATAGTATTTCACCTATTAATATAATATTTACTTTAGTATACCATATATCAAGTATTAGTGCAACAAAAAAACTACCTAAATTAATAGGTAGTTAGTATATTACATCCCCCAAGCACTTAATCCTTGAGCTTGATAGGCTCTTACAGCACTATCAATTTGTCCTTGTACGGTTGAAGTATCTCCCCAACCTGGCATTGTTTGGAATAATCCACTAGCACCACTTGGATTTTGAGCATTTACTTGTCCGTTAGATTCTAGAGCAATGATATGTTCCCAAGTAGATGCGGGTACTCCTGTTCTAGCTTCCATTTCTTTTGAAGCAGATAAACCAGTTGCACCTGCTGTATTTCCGTTACTTAGTTTTACTGTACCTGCTTGAGTAACGTTATCTTGGGACGTGTGTGCGGTAATTAGTTGTGTATTATTTTCATTAGTATACTCTACATTATTAGTTGTGTTATCTTGTTCTAAAGATGCTAATTGAGAACTTGTATTATTTACTTGACCCTCTGTTCCGTAATGGTAATCATAACCAAAATACCCGTTATAACTATAGAAATGATAAGTAAACCCATCTAATACAAACGAGAAGTCATAGTTACCTTCTTGAATAGGTGTAGTTACTAAGTCCTCGGAATTAGTTTGAGCCTTATTTGCTAGGGTTACATAATCAATTTCATCAGCACTAGCTTTATCAGAGATACCTCCAAACGTTAAAGTTGCTCCTAAAACTAATGATGCTAAAATTGTTTTCTTCAAAATTAAAACTCCTTTATTTTTAGTTACATATATAGTAACATTTTTTTATTTCACAAGAATAATGTAGCATACTTTAGTTACAAACTAATTACTTAATTATTACATATTATTACACTAAACTATCTTTAGCTAGAATACTAATAGTATCATGGATAAAATCAACTTCCATATGTTCTTTAAACCCTCTAGATATACCTGTATAAATAACTTTATCTACTTTTGTGTAGTCATTATCTAAGACATATCTAACATGATTAATAAAACTATCCAAAGGTAATCTTACTGTACCATCTTTCATAAATACAATAAGGTCACCCATAGGTAAATTCTCTGTTAGTAGATTTAGTTTTACCATATCTTTAATAGAGAATTCTACTCCATCTAGCTCACTAATGCTAGATACATGTCGTAAGTTATATGTTTTATTGTTGTTTGAGACATTTTTAGTAAAAAACCCAACAGCACCTTTTTCTTCATAGTAAACTGCCATATAGTTGCCACAATTAGATTCTAGGTATACATCTAATTCTTCTGGTTTATAATCGGAAGTAACACTTAATTTTTCACTTTCGTTCTTTAAATATTCTGAAATTTGTTTTACATTAATAGTAATAACTTCTTTTGTATCATAAATATAAGGTTTCATAACAATCATCCTTTTCCTATTGATTTTTTAGCAAGCTCATCAGCTAAATCATTAAATTTATCATTACTATGAGCTTTAACTTTTTTAAATTCTATTTGAGTATATTTAGAGTATTCTCTTATTCTTTCTACATATAATTGACTTAACCAATTCCTAGCAACCCAAGAACCTTCATACCAGTTAATGAGTCCTATATAGTCTATATGGATAATAGAAATTTTATACCCTAATTGTATAGCCTCTTCTATTGCATAACATACAGCTAAAATTTCTCCTGCTACATTATTAAACTTTGCTAGTTTTTCATTAGATACATTGTTAGAAATTGTGTGTATGATTTTATTATCATCTATTAACACTGCTCCACAACCTACCTGTTTTTTCTTATAATCACTACTGCCATCGGTGTATATTAGTACAGTATTGCTCATATCTACTTACCTTTACCTGGGAAGTAAGGATATGTACATGCACAGTAGACATTTTCTATAAACTTAACGACAGCTTTGTTAAAGTCAAAACACTTATAGCAAAATTCAAGAGCTTCATCTTCACTATCAGCCACAACTTTTACAATAAAATCATCTAACTTAATTTCAAATAGATTTTTCATTAAATAACCCCTTATCTTAGAATAAATTTAATAACTTCTAATGGTGTTTCTAGTGTTTCTAATATAGTATAATCTGTATTCTCTAACGTCTCTATAAACTCCTCGATGTTTATATCTACTTCTTGTAAATATTTTATAATTTCTTCATCTTCTTTGTGTGTTGTATTCATAAAGTTTCCATATGATAAATCAAAAAGATTAGCTAAATTAACTAAATTAAATGCAATTTTAACATTATCTAAGTCATCTAAATGTGGGTTGCTTTCTATAAAGTTATATAAGCAGTCCTTAGCTTTTTCCGATAGCATTAAGTCTAATAACTCACTTTTTTCATCTCTAGTTGTCTTTTTACGAGTTAAAAACACCTCGTCAAATTCCACTAACCCATTTTTATTTGTATTTAGTAACTTATCTAAAGCACCAAACATGACAATCCTGTCATCAATATCATCTAATTTATTAATAATAGAAAGTATGTCAAAGAAGTTATCTTCTCCTAGTACTTTATAAATATCTTGTAGTTCAAAGGTATCAATTAGTTCTAATAGTTCTTCTAAATCACTTGGTGATAAATATTTACTCATTATCATCAACCTCAAATAAAATGTGACTTGGTGTTTCTAATATTTTTTCAAGATTAATTTTATTACCACTTCTAGGGGTTTTAATACCTTGCTCCCAATAACTAATAGTAGAATAATTTACTCCTAATTCTTTAGCAAGACTTCTTAAAGTATATCCTTTTTCAATTCTGATTCTTTGTAATTTTAACATTACTATAGCCTTCCTTTCTTTCTTAGTATAATTATAGTATACCGTATTATATGTTCAATGTCAACATTATTCTTCTCTTATGTTTACAAATTTGATGTTATCCTTATAGGCAATTTTAGACATAACTAAATCATCGGCTTTATATTTAGCCTTAACTGTGTTACTTTCAATTACCCTAATAACTAAATCTTCTTCTCTACCTGATTGTGTAGTGTATTTATATGTGACTTTATATACAGAATTAATATTACCTAGTATCTTTTTATTGAACCACTTTTTAAATTTATTCATAGTTACCATTTCCTTTCTAAAAATAAGTATAACATAAAAAATAAGAGAGTGTCAAGCACTCTCTTAAATAGTTATTTCCATCTAACTCTACCCCAATATTTTTCTTTAACGATACGCTCTTTTTTATCTGTAATTTTACAGATAGCCATATAGAAGTATCCTGCACTAGGGTTAGTAGGGTATTTTAGCTTAATCCACCAATAGCCATCTTTCTTAGTGACGCTATAAAATGGTACCCACTGATTAGCATAAATCCAAGAACCACTTTCTACTACTTTACCATCTAAGCCTGGTGAGCGTCTAACTTTAATAGTCCTATCTGCAGTAAAAGTGCCTCCCATATTCCAAGTAATTTTTGGTTTTGGTTTTTCTGCTTTGAAGTTTGGTCTAATAAAAATCATATTAGGGTCATAAGGATGTACTCGAATAGTAGCGGGTTCCCAACCTTTACCACCTTGGGCATTACCATATGTCCATCCCCCACCTAACCAATTGTTTTCAATCACAACAATTTGGTTAAGGGTAGCACTTAACACCCATGCTACATGACCATGCCCATTACCATAAGCTCCTGGAAATAATACCATATCTCCACCTTTAGCTAAGAAGCTAGGTGTGTTTTTATATATTTTTGCTTTATCCTTAAGTAAACTAGCGTTATCACTAGCAATATTTTTTGCACTTGCTCCTTGTAAAGAGTATCCAGGGAATAATTTATTAAAACCATAGTTTGCTAAATCATAACATTGCATTATGTTGCGTTATTGCCTTTCCATTAGAATATTTCTACTCTAATTTGTATAACATAACTCTTACACTTTCATGTAAAGTTCAGACTATATCTTTACTCGATTATTTAAAAGTCAAGCACTCACCACTGTCTATCAATTGATAGCACTTAGTCGTTGAACCTTTCTCTACTGTTACCATAGAGACTTGGATGCGGATTTCCCAATCTTTATCTTTTTTACTATACCAAACACATTACTGTCTGCCCCTAACTATGTCACCATGCTAGGTTAGTAGATAAAGCTCTGAGGGGGTTCCCGTCAATTCAATGAGTTAGGATACCATTTATTAATATCCGTACCAACCATCGTAATCAATATATTTCCCTGCGGTACCTCTTAAAAAGGAGACAAATTGACTTCGTGTCATCTTTGCTAACATTTAATCAATCCTCCTAATTCCACTTAATTTGACCCCAATATTTTTCTTTAATAATACGCTCTTTTTTATCTGTAATTTTACATACTGCACAATAGTAATAGTCTTTACTAGAGCCTGGTTGTTGATACTTAAATCTAACCCACCAAAATCCATCCTTCTTAATAACTTTATCAAACGGTACCCAGTCATTTTTTGTATATAACCATGAATTTTTATCAACAATTGCACCTTTTAATCCTGGTGATTTACGTACTTTAATAGTTGTGTTAGGGTAGAAAGTACCACTTAAATTCCAAGCTGTTTTAGGGTCTGTATGTTTTACCTTTGGAGTTACTGAACCAGACTTAACTGATTTACTACCTTTAATATATTTTGCTACAATTTTATCTAAGTTACTTGTATCCCTACCATATCCTGCTTGTTGTAATAAATTTCCTGGGTCTTGCTTATCTGATTGAATATCTTGATGTCCTGGCATTCTTGTTTTGTAATCTATTTTCCAGTAATCACAAAGATATGCTAATACACGAGCAAAGTTATCTAATGATTTTTTAGTTCTTTCTTTATCTGAAAAGTAACAACCTTCTACACCAATCGCAGCATCGTTAGCATCTAAATTATACCATAAATTATCAGTAGGTGCGTTATACATTACGTGGTAGGCAATCTCAGTCGTAGGTATACAAATAATTGCCTCTTTATCATCAACAAATATATGAGCACTTGCTACATAATCCCAACCGATGTTGTATGTATTTCTATAGTAATCTACATTGTTTTGTGCAGTAGAGTTTAAATTTCCTGTATCATGTGCAACAATAAATTTAGGGACGCCAGTAGTCATATTTTTACCTGGTCGTCTAGTTGCAACTGGTAATAGTTGGAACTTTACTGTTACACCATTCCAATTTTCAGCCATTTATCTTCCTCCTAGCCTTTTGGTGAGCTTGTTTTATGTTCATCTGGGACATCATCAATAGGTGTTTCAGAATCTAGTTTTTCCATAGGTTCTGCAATTGCTAAAATATCTTCATGTTCTAATTCACCAACTACATCTGGAGCCATAGGATGACTACCTCCGTCTACAATACTATTAACTTTATTATTCTCCCAAGTTAATGATTGTTCTGGGTCTTTAGAATCACGTGGTTCATGGTAATCTGTTTGAACAATAATACTATCTTTAATACCTTTAGTATTGTTATCTACTAAAATACCTAAACCTGCAAGCAATGTTAATATAGAGCCAATAATATTAACACCTTGCTCTACTTGACTAGAATAATCTAAGCCAAAAGCACCTGTTAATTGATTGATAAATACTGCTAAGGCAGATACACTAGCTACCCAAAACGTTTTACTTTTAAAACGGGTACTTAAGTTAATACCACCAACAACTGTAGGTGTCTTATCTTTTTTAGTCAAAATAAAAAACGCCCTTTCTTGTTATATTTTTTTACATTACTAATATAACAAGATTAGACGTTTAAGGTATATTTTTATAGTTCTTTTAATGTACTAATAACTTGAGACATTTGTTTATTATCTAGGTCCTCTAGATTTGTCTCTGGTAATAATTCTAACTTTTCCCAAAGTTCATTTTTATTATTAATTTTATCTTCTAGCAATGCTTTACCTACTAAACTTTGAGTAAAATAAATTTGTTTTTGACTAGCCATAATAATCATTTCCTTTTATTAAAATCTAGCCATTGTGTACTGAAAATCAGGAGAGTAATTGAAAGAAAGGAGAAATGTATGAAAACCAATTCCACAATGGCTATAATATTGTATATTACTACAATTAAATATCATAACATAGCCGTTCTCACACGGAACTATGTATAAAGAAATATTGTTAGGTTACCTAGTTCTAGTAAGTTCTATACGGGAGCGACCTCGTAGTCCACTTATAGAAGCATAAGCAGTATAGGGATAGGGTCTATTACCTACCAACTTTCACACGGTATGAAGAATTATTGTAAAGTATGCAAGTATTTGTTAGCGTTATTACTTTTCTTTTATTGTAGATTTGTGCTACTTGTACTGGTATCATTCATTATCAAACATGTTTCCATGCTCCAACTACAAAAGTGCTTTATTAGTGTAATTATATAGGAGACCACCAAGTTCCTATATAATGATTGCACCTGACAGATACCATACCTTATATCCCTTTATACATAGAGCTGAACAATCCACCTCGTATTCAATAATACTCAAAGGGTATTTCCTAAGTTCTCACGTAGGTTTAACACCCTGTGACATTTTCACACCTTACAGCCACCACACTGTTAAATTTCAGTCACTATGTTATGATATTTAATTGTATTAAGTTGTAAATATAATATAACACACTTTTAAAATTCAGTCAAGTAAATTTAAAAACTTTTTATAGTTTTTTTATACTAGGGTAAAAAAGTAGTAAAAAGACCTAGTTGTGTAAGGGGTCATTTATTTATATATAAAGTATAGCATAAATAAAAAACCGTGTCAAGTTAATTTAGTAAATTTTTTGAATTTATTAATTTTTGTTTTTCTAGTTCTAGATTTGATAGTTGTTTATTTAATACAATTTTAAAATTAGTATTGTCAGTTTCTTCTACGCAGTAAGAGTACTTGCCTGCCATTTCAAATACAATCCTAGAACTTTCTTCTAGTAATGTTTTATCTTGAGATACTAATCTAGTAAGACCAAATTTATTGGACTCTGTTTTACTAATACCATTCTTTAACATTCTTTTTCTAGTTCTTGTTATTCTAGATTCAATGTTGATACCTAGGTTAGAGTTTAAGTTCTTCGATAACTCTGACCAACAGTATGATATTGACTTACCATACATAATACGTTCTTTTTTGCATCTATTAGTAGCAATACCTCTTATCATAGAAACTAGCTCTTTTCTCCATTCTTCCGTATCTACATTTAGGTTGTAGATTACGTTATTGTTTACTGAGTAAGAACCCGTTTTTCTGATAGAAGGTAAAACTTCTTTTCTAATCCACCTTTTAAATTCTTTTGCTGATTCTAATTTACTACCAAAAATTAAACTGTATATACCAGGCTCATTGATAATTGTTTTATTAGAGAAGTCATTGTTACTCCATAAGGCGCTTTTAATAGCTTCCGTTAATTCTACGGAAGCCTTATATGACAAGACTTTCTTATCATCTTCCTCTACATGTACACGAACTGCTTGGTCTAAGTCTGTGTACCCTAACACGCATGCTACATCTGTTCCTAATGCATAAAATTCATTATTAATATTGAAACTTCTAATTTTTTGTCCTTCATAGTTTAAATTTAATAAATTTTCCATAGTTATCATTTCCTTATCATTTATTTTATACTTCTATTCTACTACAACATTAAAGTAAAGTCAACACTTTTTTACTTACTTTGTAATTCTTCTTGAAGAGAATCCCAATATTTTTCTGCTTGACTTCTATTATCTTCCACATGAGCAGTGACTTTATTACATTTGACACAATGCATATGTTTAATATGTCCTTCTTCTCTTCTTTTTGCTCTTTTTCTTGGTAATTTAAAACTTGAACCACACTCTTCACATACTAAATTTGAGATTACATAAACTTGCTTTTTCATTTTTATCAATTCCTTTTCTATTTATTTGTTTTATATTTATATTATAATAGGTGTTGAGTATTAAGTCAACACCTTTATTTTTTGACCTGCGTAGTTAATTTGGACACGTAGTTTATCTTCTTCGTCAACTTTTTTGTTGGTAGCACCCCTATAGTCTTCATAACCCAAAATTTTGGCTATATCGTTACCTACAAAGTAAGTTTGATTGTCTTTAACTACTGTTCTTACTGATTCTCCTTCAAAATTAAACATTAATTGGTTTTCATGTTACATCAGTCCTTTTCTTTTATTCGATACTCTTATTCTAACTTAGGACTGAATAAATGTCAACACTTTTTGTTAAATTTTATGTAATTATTCTGAAGAATCCTTTAGTATCAAGGGTTACAAGAAGAAAAAAACATGTTTGGAAAATTAGCACCCCTCTTAATATATATATATAATACTAATAATACTAATAATACTAATAATACTAATATATATATATATAAGGGGGACCTTAATTTTCCAAACATGTTAAAAAATAGCTGTAACCCTTGATACTAAAGGGTTTAGTAAAAATTGTATATAAAAAAGACCAACTTTTCAGCTAGTCTTAATAAAACAATTTGAAACTTTCAATTCTATTTGGATTAATGTAAATTTTCTCAGATGTTAAACTATTCTCAGTATAAACTTTCAGTAATCTTGCACTAGCCATAAAAGCACTCAAATCTGTATCATAAACCGGACTATCTTCAGTACCAATTAAAAAATACTTATTACCACTTGCCATTGTTATTTCAACATATTTAATCAAAACTTCTTCCTCCTAAGTAAACTTATTGAATACAAAAGATACAATAGCACCAAGCACTAATAATAAGACTTTCTCAACTCTTTCACTTTTTTTATCATCTTTATCTTTTGTACTTTCAGCCAATTCTTTCACTTTCTCATCTAATGACTCTAATTGTATATAGATAGGTGTTTGTCTTTCAACATTAACTGCTAATTCTTTATCTAAAGTAGTTACGATACTCTTTAGTTCATCAACTTCATTTTCCAGTTTCTTAAATGTATCACTGTCAATATACCCTTTTTCTTGTATAGTATTACTTATTGATTCAACTTTTTTAAATAGTTCATCTACATTATTCGTCAATGTAAATCACCACTTAATGATAAACCGATTCAGAGTATACATCAAAGTTATCTATAAACTTATCAATAATCTGGGCATAATTTTTAGTAATAATTTTTCCATAAGAAGTTTTTATATCAATTTCAAAATCTATAACACCAAACTCTTGAAGGTCTATACGGCACTTAACTTTATCAGGGTTGTTGCAAGGTAAGTAAAAGTAATCAAAAGATATAATAGAGCCGTTAGTCAAAAGTCTGTTTATTCTATACATGTGAAAAATATCCCTATCTCTTTTAAAATGAGTTAAGGCATCTTTAAATTCAACTTTTAGAATATCTTTATGCTTAGTCAATTTTATACCGAACCTCCTTTATTTTTTAATAAAAAAAACTTGCATAAATTAAGGATTTATGGTATACTAATTAGAGAGTAAGGTAGCCACCACTATTATGAAAGTATAAAGAAAAACACCCATAAAATTCCCTAGATATAGGATGTATATACCTAATAATAAAACACAGTACATAATAAAAATAATAAGTACTTGATACATAATATTTAAACCATATATACTATTATTAGTTAACTGACGTGTAACTATATTTACTCCTGTTAGTATGATAATGAAAGCCACTAATACAATACATACTTCAATTATAGTCACCAACATATTGTCACCTATTATTTCTCGAATATCATTCAAAACTTAATATAACATAGAATGACAACATTGTATTATATTAATATAGTGAACAACTATGCCTTAGAGCAAGGGGTGGAATAAGAGTTTGAAACGGAAACTAGAAAAAATAGATAGTATTGTAAAAAGGATATTAATACTAGTTATATCAACTTTAGTCATACTATCAATAGTCAATGCACTGTCACTAATATTTGAAATGAGACCTAATGTTGTAATGATTTATTTTATGTTTGGTGCTATGACATCTTATGTAGTTTTAGTGTATTATGATAAATTTATACAAAGAAAAGATGACCCATTACCTGACTATATTTTAAAAGAAGTACAAGTAATTAAAAACGAAGTAGATGTTCTACAAGAAATGTTATCAGAAGAACAAGGTACCACAAAAGAAGAGATTAAAGTGAGAGCAAAAGCAAGACGAAAGGTAGACCATGAAAAAACACGAAGTAAAAGATAAGCGTAGACTTATTAAAAAAAATGGAACTAAAGTAACTCTTGTTAAAAAAAACGACAAAAGAATTACAAGCCCTAGTCGTATTTGTTGTATATGTGGGGAACAATTATCAAAAGTAAATTATAGCAATGGGAAAGTTCTTGCAAAAAAAGACCATATCCATGTTCAGTATAGTAGTCTTTTGTATTTAGATATGTGTAAGGATGTGACTAACTGCTATAAGAACCTTAAAGAAAGAGGTGAGCTTAGTGAGTAGAACAGGACGACTTCGTAGAAAAATGGAAAAAAAGAAAATTGAACAAGAAGATAAAACTAAGTATATTCAAGATGGTTTTATGAGTAGTATCCAAACTTTAATGTTCGATTTTCAAAACAAAGTTAATGCAGGGCAAGTAGAAGTAAAAGACCCTAATGATTTATATAAACTATTTGTTATTTATTCTCAAATGCAACAACTCATAGGTGATGATACTGAAGGTGGCGGTGTTTTACCACAACTATCAGGAAAGCAACAAAAAGTTTTCGATGAAATAATCACTGAAAATAGTGAAGATGGAGAAATAGACATGAAAAAACTATCTGAGTTATCAGAAGATGACATTACTAATATGATTGCGGATAAAGAAAAGGCAATGAATAACGATAATTCAGAGACATTTTAGAAGGAGTGATATGTTTGGATGGTAAAGAGTTATTAAAGATTACTCAAGAAACATTTCAAACGGAACAAGTAACAAAAGAGCAGGTTGACCATATTTTAAATATGCTTAACCCTAGTACTTATATGCTTAAGTATCATACGCTAAGGGGGCATCCTATAACGTTTAGTATTCCAAATAGGGATAGAAGTAGGGCACAAGCGCATAGACCTTGGCAAGTCCGTAAACTACATATGCGGACTATAAACCTTTTCTAAACTTGGAAACTCCTAACGTAAAGACGAGGACAATCAAGTGCTAAATTCAGTTTAATACTGATAAACGCCTAACGACTAAATTTACTGGTAAGCAATTAAATGGAATTGTGTAGAACAGTATAAGAGGGAAACCGTAACGAAAAGGGCTTTTACACCAAGAAGTAAAAGTATGAGATAGTCTAGTCCCCTAATAAATATCGGGAAACCGAGGGTAAAAAACGATAGTAAATGATACCCACCCTAACAAAGCAGTAATTAAATCGAGACAATTAGGGCTATCGGAGATGTCAGTAATGGAGATGGTACATTTTGCGGATTTACATAGCTATGCCTCTGTAAAGTGTATGTACACATTTCATACCCAAGACCAAGTTAAGAAATTTGTACAATCAAGGTTAAATCCAGTATTACAAAAACCTTATTTTAACTCTATTGTAGATTGGGAACAAGATTCACAAGGCTTTAAAAAACTAAGAAATTCTAGTATGTTCTTTAGAACTAGCAGTAAGCCAGGGGCTTTAGAAGGTGTTGACGTAGATTTTTTAGTTTTTGATGAATACGAACGTGTGCCTAAATTATCAGAATCTTCTGGGTTGGAAGCCATGTCTAGTTCTCCTTTTAAAGTAGTTCGTAGATTCTCCACACCATCAGCACCAGGAATAGGAATACACAGATTATACCAACAATCTGACCAATGGTATTATGCACATGTTTGTCAGCATTGTGGTCATGAAAATGAAATGAAGTATGCAGATTATGACCCTGATAATTTAGATAAGAGTGGGAATTTGTTATGCGTAAATCCTGATGGTATAGACGAGATGGCAAAAACAGTACAAGATGGTACGTATCAATATGTGTGTCAAAAATGTGGGAAACCACTGGATAGATGGTATAATGGAGTTTGGAGATGCCATTTTCCAAATAGAACAAAGAATAATGCAGGTATAAGAGGGTACTATATTAGTCAGATGAATGCGGTAGATACATGCCCTTTAATGTAGAAATACATTAATAGCATCCCTTTAATTCATGGGACATCTCTCATTTGAGACAATCATGAGCCAAGCCTATATTAATAGGAAGGTGCAACGACTATTATGTAGTTCCAAGTGGAACGAAACGGGGGAGACCTAAGTCTCATATGATATGGTTATGATATAGTCTGAGCTTTGTAGGTGACTACAAGAAGGATAGGAGTAACGAACCTATTCGTAACATAATGGTGGATTTCAGCTGACCAACTTGTTGAGAAGGAGTTAAATACTGAGTCTAAACAAGCATTTTATAACTACGTATTGGGTTAGTGGCATAGCCCCTTTACACAGTAATGTGTATCGAAGAACTCTGTTAAACGGGGAAACCCCTAACGTAAAGACGAGGGCAATCCCGTGCTAAGTGTTGACTTTATATAAAATACATGTTATAATGTACTTGTAAGGTTAACTAAATGCCTAACGACTAAATTTCTAGGTAACTTACAAAAGGGTGTAAGTGAGAACTAGATAAGAAAACTAATACTTTGAAAAATTTTAATAAAAATAATAAAGATAGGGGGGTAATTATTTATGAGGAAACCTATAAGTACTAAGGAATTTGAAAATATTTTAAAAGAAACAGAAAAAGGACAGTATACTTTACTAGGTGAAGTTGTCAATGCCAAAACTAAAGTTGATGTTAGACATGAGAAGTGCGGTACTGTATATAAAGTAAGTCCTTCTTCCTACAAAGGGGGTAGCAGATGTCCTATATGTGCAAGAAAAGAAAGAGTAAATACACGTAAAGGTGGAAGAAGAAAAACACATGAGGACTTCATAAAAGAGGTTTACAATCTTGTTGGAGAAGAATACACAGTTAACAGTAAGTATGAAAAATGGAATACTAAAATATCATTTACACATAATAGTTGTGGGAATACTTTTTTAATGATTCCTAATAGTTTTTTGAATGGTAGAGGTTGTCCTGAGTGTGGTAGAAAAAGAAGTAATTCTGTAAGAAACTCAAACAATAATATTTTTAAAGAAAAACTAAGACTAAAATATGGCAATGAGTACACTCCTTTAGAGGACTATAAAAATAACTCAACAAATATATTAGTTAAGCATAATACTTGCGGTAACTCATGGAGAGTTAAACCTGCTAATCTACTATGGGGTTATGGATGCCCTAGATGTAAACAGTCCAAAGGAGAAAAGTTGGTAGAAGAGTATCTTTTAAGTAAGGGAATTAACTTTACGACCCAAAAGAAGTTTAAAGATTTAAAAGCAGTTAAAAATTTATCTTTTGACTTCTACCTACCAGAAGAAAATATTCTTATTGAGTATCAAGGAAAACAGCATTATCACCCAGTAGATATTTTCGGAGGAAGAGAGCAGTTTAAAAAGCAAGTGGAATATGATAATATGAAGAGAGAGTATACTAAGAATAAAGGATACCATTTAATAGAAATACCATATAAGTATACTACCATAGAAGGTATAGAAGAAATTTTAAACAAAGTATTAGTGTAAAGCAGAGAGCCCTTAACCTAAACTAAGGGTTATGATATAGTCTAAACCGTAAATAAATACTAGGAAACTAGCGGTAGTAATTGATGCCTTATGAAGATTTAAAAATGCGTGTATTACCAGAAGACGTGTTTGAAAACAAATCACAGATTGCTAAAGAACAATTATTTGATAGAGATAGATATAAGTATATATCATGTAGTGTTGACTGGGGTAATTTTCATTGGTGCTGTGTACATGGTATGACAGAAGATGGTCATGTAGACTTAATACGACTATTTAGTGTAAAGAAAAATAGCAGACCAGATTTAGTAGAGGCAGACTTAGAAAGAATTATATTAGAGTTTTCTAAATATGACCCCGATATTATTATAGCTGATAATGGAGATTCAGGAAATAACGTTCTTAAATTAATCAATTTCTTTGGTAGGGAACGAGTATTTGGATGTACTTATAAATCTAGTCCACGCTCATCAGGACAACTATATGCACAATTTAATGAAAACACAAACACCGTAACCGTAGACAAATTAATGCATAATAAGAACTATATACAGGGACTAAAAACAGGTAGAATAAGTGTGTACCAAAAACAAGATGAAGAACTTAAAACATACTTAAAACATTGGCAAAATGTTTTAATCATGGATGAAGAAGATGAGAAAACAGGGGAAATGTACCAAGTAATTAAGCGTAAAGGAGACGACCATTACGCTCAGAGTGCAACGATAGGATATATTGGACTCAATCGTATTAAAGAATTACTTGAAACATCTAAAGGAACATCTTTTGACTCTACATTTGTTTCTACTGATTACAACCAAGATTCAAACAATACATTCTATTTAAACGATTAGGAATGATACAATGTTACAAGATATTATAGATAATAAAGACACTGATATAAATATCGGTGTCTTACACTTTTTAACAAATAGAACTTTTACATATGAAGAAGTAGCAAAGACTAATAATATATTAACTGAAAAGTATTATTATATTGTTAAGTCTTATGGATTTAATGATTTTTATGATTTATTTCTATACGTAAACAATGAAGATAACTTTGTTTCTAAGGGGGGAGACAAGGATAAATCTAAGTTGAATAAAGTAAAGCGTAAGGTTATACGTAATGGTAAAGAAATAGAAATGACTATATACGAGGACCCAAATGCTGATAACCAACAACAAGATAAAAAACCCAAAGATAATGAACAACAACCTAAAACAACATCAGCTATAGGCTCTAAATCTACAGGAACGGAAGAAGGACAAAAGGTTAATCCTAAAAGGATAGTAAATACAATCAGTAAGTTAGGTAGTAGAGCAGACCATATAGATACTTCTTTAGTAAATATCTCTAGGGAATTTACTTCTACAGATGGAGAGTTGATAGGTACTGCCTTTTTCGAGGAAACGAAAGATACTATTAAACTACATGGATATATAATAAAAGAAGGTGTTACTGGGGTAGGTATACGTTCTGTTATAGAGTTACTATTATTAGGAATAAAGAAAGAAAAAAATATAGAAGTATATGACATCCAATTACCAGAGGCTGTACAGTATTTAACTATGTTAGGACTTACTAAAAAGAATGATTCTTTTTATATGAATAAAAAAGATGTTATAGCTTTTATAGGGGACTTACATGAATTTCTTTAATATCTTGATTATATTTACAGTTTGTTATATACTATATGTAGTAACGCTAATACTAATATATTACAAAAAAGAAATTAAATTTAAAAAACTTTTAATGAATTTAGAAAATTTAAAATATAATTTTTATATAGAAAAGGAAGATGTTGTAATGGAAAATAAGTTAACGCTAGAGGAATCTATCACACCTTTAACAAAAAAAGAGAAAGAAGATGCTATTAAAGAGTTTAGTCGAATTTTATGTGAAATGACTAATAAGTTGTATTCTACATATAATGTATTAAGACAAGACCCAGTAGACGAAACACAAAAGTTAGATGGGCATTTAATGGTTTTTCAAAGCCGTTTAGGTGATTCTCTTACAGGAGATTTACATGATAAACTATTTAGATTAGCATTTGATAAACGTTTAAATATATTTGAGGTAAATAAACAGTACAGGAAAGATGTACAGGATAATAAAGCTATTGCTCTAGGTAATGTTGTTGTTACAGATACAGCTATTAGTAATATTTTATCCAGTAATGAATTAGGGTTTAGTATTTCATTTATGCTAAAAGAAGATTGGGAAGAAAAAGAACGAATTCGAAAAGAAGAAGAAGAAAAGTTAAACAAAGAAAAGTAATGATGTTATGAGATACAGGGAAAGGGAATAAGTTTAATGAATAAAAAGTTAGACGGTAAAGAAATAGCAACTGTAATTATCATAATATTAATAGGATTCTCTATATTATTTAATATTTTATTTTTATCTCAACTAGATAAAGAAAAAGAAGAGAAAGATAAATACAAAAGGTTAGTTAATATTTATCAGAAAGATAATAAGATAGATACTAAAGACAAAAAAGAATATGTTAAAAGGTTAAATGATGCAGAAGAGGAACTTGATAAAGTAAAGAAAGAAACTAATTATAAGGGATACAATGATAAGTCTGATAAAGGTAAAGCAGAGATAGATAAGGAACTTAGAGAGTCTATTTTTGGTAAACTTAGAGATGATGAAATAATTGTTAAAACTAAGATTGAATACACAGATAAGGTTAAATCACCTACTATAAAAATAGACAATGAGGGAATAGGAACAGTGTTACTTCCGATAGAGAATAAACCAGAGAATGATAATACTGAAGTAAAAGTAGTTGATTCTACTAACATACCAACTGCTACACCTCCAGTAGTAAGTGCACCAGAGGTCAGTAATACACCAATACCCCAACAACCACCTAGTGTACCAGATAATAACGGTAATACAGTACCTATTGCACCTAGTACACCTAATGCGCCTAGTGATGGTGGAAATTTAACACCAAATGTTCCAATTAATCCAACACCACCTGTTGAAGAACCTATAAAACCTACAGAGCCAGACAGACCTATAGAACCGTCTAAACCAGAAGAACCAAGTGGTCCTGTTGAATCAGAGGAACCTAACAACCCTGATAATCCTGATGTTACTGAGGAACCACCTCAACCAGAAGAACCTAACAACCCTGATAATACCGATAATACTGATGCTACTGGAGAATCAAGTAATCCTAGTGAACCTAATATTATACCATGGACACCACTAGAACCTCCTTTAAGTATGCCTTTAGTTCCTTTAGAACCTGCAACACCAATAACATAATTATTACTACAAAAGCATAGGTATTAAACCTATGCTTTAATTATATTATATTAATAAGAGATGCTATTATAGAAAGGATATGTAACTATTGAACTTTGATTTAAATATACTAACTTCTATTTTAGTTTTAATTATAGGTACTTGTTTACTTACATTAGTAATAACAGAATGTTTAGGTTATACAAAAGAACTTAAATTGTTACATTATGCAATTTATGGTATAGTAATTATAGGAACTTATTTTTTAACAGAAATGTTTAAAAAAATATCTAGTATAATTAAAGAAGATGTTATTTTATCTGTTCAAAATACAGAAAAATATAACGGTTTTAATGACCCAATATTTATATTCATTATTACAACGATTGGTGCTATTATTGGGCTAGGTATTTATTATACGCATAAATATATAAAAGAAACTAACTTAAATAAGAAACGGTGATGTAGACTTTGACCTATGCTAAAGATAAAAAATGGGAAGATGCAAAGACTTTTATAAAACAACAGGGTATGAAAGATAATTGGATAGAAATAGTAGATTATTATAGGCAAATAGGCGGTACGCACGTTGCTGTATTTATTGCTCTAGAAAAAGAAAAATATATGATACTAGAAGCAACTACTGATAATAGAGTAATATTAGTAGATAAAAATAATAATATTGTTTTAGAAGATTATAATGTGGTTATGGAATCTAAGAAGATGTTTTATTATATAGAACAACCCTTTAAGCACAAAATAGACTTAAATAGTTCTATAAGCAATATTACATATAATAACACAGATACATTAACAATGTACAACCATAAGGATGGTGACACGGTTGGCTGATATTTTTAAACGTCTAAGGTTAGGTAGAGATTATGAAGATATAATTGATACTGTACCTATAGATGAGGGATTACAGGCAAATATTAGAAATATAGAAGAAAAGAGCAAAGAACTTAATAAGTCATTATACGGTAATCAACAAGCATACGCAGAACCTTTTCTTGAAATGATGGATACAAACCCAGAGTTTAGAACAAAGAGAAGTTACATGAAAAATTCAGATAATTTACATGATGTTCTAAAACAGTTTGGTAACAATCCTATTTTAAATGCTATCATCTTAACAAGGTCAAATCAAGTAGCTATGTATTGTCAGCCCTCAAGATATAACGAAAGAGGGTTAGGCTTTGAAGTACGTATGCGTGACTTAGATGAAGAGCCTGGAAGAAAAGAAAAAGAAGAGATTAAACGTATAGAAAATTTTATACTAAATACAGGTAAAGATAAAGATGTGGATAGAGATTCTTTCCAATCTTTCTGTCGTAAGATTGTACGTGATACTTATACATATGACCAAGTAAACTTTGAAAAGGTATTCAATAAGAAAAATGCTACAACAATGGATAAGTTTATTGCCGTAGACCCTAGCACTATTTTTTATGCTACTGATAAAAATGGTAAGATAATTAAGGGTGGAAGGCGTTTTGTTCAGGTTATAAATAAAAAGGTTGTAGCTAGTTTTACTTCTAGGGAAATGGCTATGGGTATCCGTAACCCAAGAACAGAATTATCTAGTAGTGGTTATGGGTTGTCCGAAGTAGAAATTGCTATGAAACAATTTATTGCCTATAATAATACGGAAACATTTAATGATAGATTCTTTTCACATGGCGGAACAACACGAGGTATACTTCAGATTAAATCAGAACAACAGCAATCTCAACGTGCATTAGAGAATTTTAAAAGAGAATGGAAGTCTAGTTTTTCTGGTATAAACGGAAGCTGGCAAGTACCTGTGGTCATGGCTGATGATATTAAATTTGTTAATATGACACCAACCGCAAATGATATGCAGTTTGAAAAGTGGTTAACCTATTTAATAAACATTATTTCAGCATTATATGGTATTGACCCCGCAGAGATTGGTTTCCCTAATAGAGGAGGAGCAACAGGTGGAAAAGGGGGAAACACACTTAATGAGGTAACTAAACAGTTACAATATAAATATAAATATAAATATAAATATAAATATATAAACTGTTTGCCTTGCTTATAGAGTAATCTGTAAGTACCGAGTGTTAAATGCTAAGAACTCCTAAAGACTCAATAACTGAAACAGAATCCTAAAGGATAAATGGAAAAGTTACGAAAGTAGAAAAAATATTGAGTATGGTATAAGGTTAAATCCTAAGTACTAATACAATGGATGTTTAGCAGGGAAAGTTCTAAGGGAATGCAATTCCTATGAAAGACCCTCAACGACTATTCCGTATAGGTGACGGAAGTAAAACCACAAGTGATTGGTGGAAGAAAAATACTCCTCCTTACTTAATAAGGATGAACAAATAGTCTCCGCTCGTTCTGAAAGGAAGAGCTTGGAATTAACCAAGGACTTAGAAGTAGCGTTCTAAAGTTAAAGATTGTTAAAACTTATAAATATTTAAAATTTTATTCCAATTACCTGTTGACAATTACTCACCATTATGTTATCATAGATACATAAGGAGGTGAATATAATGTTAAAACAGGAAAAATATAAACGTATAAATATAAGATTATTACCAACTAAAGAACAAGAAGTTAAAATGTGGAAGTCAGTAAATAATGTACGAAATGTAAAAAACATATTTATAGCTAGGTGTTATGAGATAGACAAAGATACTGAATTTTTTAGTGTAGACCCATTAAAGAAAGAGTTGACAAAATTATTAAAAGATAAAAAGTATATGTATCTTAAAGAGACCTCAAGACAAACATTGAATTTTGCAATAAAAGATGTTGTAGACTCTTTCATTAATTACAGAAGAAAAAGCACTAAAAAACCAGTATTTAAAAAAAAGACTACTGCCACTAAATCTTTTAAAGTTAGGAACGGTTCTAACTCATTTAGAAGGGTAGGTTTTACATTTTATTTAGAAAAAATTGGTAATATTAAATTTTCTAAAAAGTACTATTTAAAAAATAAATATATTTTTGATTATATGGAAAAAGATAGATATATACTTCCTACAGTAATCTATGATGGAAAATATTGGTTTATATCTATAATGTATAGGAGTGACTTAATTAATTCTCAAAAACCAAGAGAATTAACCAATGAAACAATAGGTATAGACTTAGGTATTAAAACATTAGCTACTTGTTCAAATGGTAAATCTTATAAAAACATAAATAAATCTCAAAAAGTTAAAAAAATAGAGAAGAAATTAAAACGTAAACAAAGACAAGTAAGTCGTAAGTACGAAATGAATAAACAGGATAAAAAGTTTATTAAAACTAATAATATCATTAAGTTAGAAAAAGAAATAAAACTCTTACACAGAAAACTTAAAAATATTAAGAATACTCATATTCATACTATGACTAAAGAGATAGTAGAACAATTGCCACAAGAAATCGTAATAGAAGATTTGAAAGTAAGTAACATGATGAAAAATAAACATTTATCTAAACACATAAGTAAGAGTAATTGGCATGAAATACGTAGACAATTATCTTATAAATGTGAAGATAGAGGAATATTACTTACAGTAGCAAATACTTATTATCCAAGTTCTCAAACTTGTTCTTGTTGTGGTAATCGTTTAACTAAACAAGATAAACTATCTTTATCACAAAGAACATATAAATGTTCTTGCGGAAATAATCTCGATAGAGATTATAACGCTAGTCTTAACTTGAAAAACTATAGGTACTCCAAATGGTATCAAAATAATATAATTTCACAATAAAGAAATATAT